ACTAAACTGCGTGTGCGGAAAGACACTTAATGTTCTAACCGGCCCCCGTCCCGGCCCGTCGTGGGGGCTTGTACCCTCGGATATGTACGTTGTGGGCCGCCCCTACGCGCGTACCTGCCTGCCTGTTCGTAGCTGGTTCCCCGCCCCGTCCGTCCCGGCCCCGGCCCCCGTCCGTCCCGTCCCGGTCGCTCCGGTCGCTCCGGTCGCTCCGGCCCGTCCCGTCCGTCTCTCGATACGGCGCGGGCCGTCTCTCCCCGTCCGTCCATACGGGCCGTTATCCGGTATCTCCGGCCCCCTGAAAACGCCGGGATTGGCAAGTACGGGCCGTCTCTCGTCCGTCCGTCCGTCCCGCGCGGGGTACGTTGGGGTTCCGTCTCGTCCCGTCTCGCCCGCGCTACCTCTGTTTGTCCGTCTCGGGGGCTGTATCCCCCGGTATCACTACTTACAGGTGTTTTGTTAATTCGGTGTGTGTCTGACTATGTGGGTGTTTGTCGTGGGGTTATTTTACCCGTGTTTTACCGCATCGAGGCTTGTACCCTCCGCGCTTGCCACTTTCAGGTTTTCATCCTTTATATACTCTTACTGTATATATCTCTCTGTTTTGTGATATACTCCCTCTTGTGTCGTACCTATCCGTCCGTCTCGGGGCTTGTATCCTCCGGGTTCGCCGGATTAATAGGACTTCTCGGGTTATCTTACACAACCTTTATATACTTACCCCCATTTGGGTAGAATGTCGCTTGACGAAAGCGGCCCCGGCCCCTCTCGGAGCGGGCCGGGATAGTTCGCCCCGGTCGGACGGGCCTACGGTGGCCCGGACGGTCGGAACGTTCCCGGCCCCACGGTCGGGGGAACCCTCCGGGGTTCGGACGCTAAGCGTCCGTCCCTCCGGTGGCCCCCCGGTGGCCCGGACGCAAAAAGACGGCCCCCCTCCGGGGGCCGGGACAAAGACGGGAAACCCGTTAAATGCGGGGTACGTCGCCAAATGCGTATCCCTCCGAGGTTTCCCCAGTACGCTACCACCCTACGACGGAACTACTACCACGTTCCCCCCGAACGGTCGGGGGCGGGTTAGTAGGCCCGTGGGTAGGTTCGGACGAAACGGCCCCGGTCGGGGTACGACGGACGGACGGAACCACGGGCCGAAACGGAACCCGATACGGAATGTAGGCCCGACACACACCTGTTGGTAAAGTTGTGCGATTAGCGGGGAACCCGGCGAATTGACGCCCCAGTACCCCGAGAGACGGGACGGTTAGGTAAGTCGGTGTTTACGTCGCCCCAACGGGGGTATCCGGTGTGGCTACCTGATTTAAAGACACATAGCCCGTACCCAGTACGGGGGAACGGAACCCGTCCGAAACGGTCGGACGGGGGTAGGAACGTGGGGCGAAACGGCCCGGAAAGGCTCTTGTGAGTCGGAACGGGACGGATTAGCCCCGAAACGCCAAAGGTGGGCCACCGGGTTCCCTGTTGAGTAAGCAAAGCCCGGCCCCGAACGGCCCGCCCGGAGGTACGTCGTAGGTACGGCCCGAACGGACGGGACGGGGTAACTCGCCCCCGTTCGTAGTGACGGCCCGAACCCGGAACGGCCCGGCCCGCTAAGCGGGCGGGGTAGCTGGAAACCTACCACGGTGGAAAGCATACGCTCCGGTGTGTATTTCAGGTGATACGGGGTAGTTTGGCCCGGACAAAGACCGACCCTTAGGGCAAAGAGTGACGAAAACCGGCGCTAAGAGCATTAATGCTCATAGCTTGCCATACAGTACCAACAGGGTACTGAAATGTGAATCTCGCCCCGGTTACAACTTAAAATAGGCAGTAGCTTAGCCTATGGAACGAATAACCTATGCCACAGATTAGGCGCGAGAGACGAACGTATTAGTCCACCGAGCAACAGCTCAAAGTAGCGATTAACGCGAAAGACTCTTTGAGGTTTGAAGCTCCGCATAGTGAGCAGTTCACATAGCGTAGCGTATAGCAACCGGCTTTGAGGGATGTGTGTCACGTTTAAAACGGTCGTTAGTATGTCCGGCCCCGGTGTAAACCGGGGGAAAGGATAGGTAAGAAAGGTTCCACCGAAAGGTGTACCCATTAAGGGTCTTTACGGGGCTAAGCCCCGTGCTAAGCAACCCCAACGGTCTTGAGTGAGTCACTTAGTGACTTCTCAAGCCGGATTCAGGTTTTCTCGCGGCTTCCCTGACCCAATAAGCCGTAAGTGACACCCAACGAACTATGTCTGTCAAAGTCAACAGCAACGGCGACTTCGTTGAGAACACGGTGAACACCCTCGGCGCTAACCCTGTTAGCGACCTCTACGACATTCTTCAGAAGGATGACCACTCCGTGATGAGCCTCGCTCACGAGGTTCGTAAGGCGTTCGGAGAGGATTCTGTGAAGAAGGGTGGCGAGAGTGAAATCGCTAAGTGGTGTGAAGCGCCCCGTGAGGTGAACATCATCGAGCCGAACATCATCGAGCCGAGCGACGGCTCTATCGGTCGCGCCTTCTGGAAGGCCACCGATTACACCGCTTCTGAATACAATCAGTTTAGCGGCAAGTACGACTCGATTGATGTGAAGCCGCTTGCGGAGGTCGATGAGTTCCAGCGTGAGCTACTGCTCTCGCAAGACATCATCGAGGCAAGCGACACCGTGATGGTTCCCATCAACAGCGACGGGGAACCTGTGGTTCCGGTAGTGGCAAGTGAGGGTCGCCAAGAGGCGGCGGATAGCTTCGAGGTCGGGAGTGTCCCGACTTACGAGGAAGCCGTGGCCCGTCTCGAAACCCTCCTGAGTGACTACTTCGGAGAAATCGAAGTCGATGAGACGGCGGAAACGAGCGATAAGAACAACGGCGGTAGCGGTAGCGACGGCGAGAGTGACACCAGCCTCGACCTCCCCGACGACCTTTTCGACCCTACGGAAGTGAAGGGTATCGGGAACAACCTCGGGGAGACGTTCCTTCAGTTCATCGTGGAGAATGAGGTTAGTATCAACTACGAGGACTACGAGGAACACGTCGAGCTTCCCGAGCCGGAGGTTCCCGACGTGAGTGAGATGAGCCAGCGCGAGAAGGACGCGCTCCTTCAGCAGTTGCTCGAAAACTCCGAGTAAGGCGCAAAGACTCAAAGACGCTTCATTAACCCTTAGCGGCGGCTCCGGGGTTCGACTCCCCGGAAGGGCCTACGATAGCGAAAGCTATCGTGAGTGACACCTATGGAACGAGAGTATCCACGACGTAGCGGCGGCGCTGGTAGTCTGACCCACCCTCTGAGCGACGAGGATTACCGGAGGGAGATGGACAAGTTAGCGGCGCTGAACGCGGCGGATAGCGAAGCGAGCGAATAAATGTTCTCGCCACGACTCGGGACGGTTCGGCAGACCGATAGCGAGAAGGAGAACCAATGGAGCCACCGCGCCGACCTCAAAATCGACCAGAGGCATCGAGCCTTCGGAGCGATAGTAGAGGAAAAACGCGAGGGAAAGCTCCTGAAAGGAGAGGACTTGCGGAAGTTCCTCTACGGAGAACCCGACCCGAGTGAGATTCATCCTCACCACGAGAAGAAGTCGGAACCCGAGAGCTTCGAGGGTTCCGGCCTGAGTGACGAGGAAATCGAGCGGCGGAAGAAGGCCGAGAAGTACCAGCGACGGTATTCCAGCTACCACGACAGCGAGTGACAACGATGAACGAGATTCAATTCAGCCGAGACGCATCGAGCTACGACTACAACCCCCGTTCCCACGGTGGGAACCGACGACGCGAGCGACGGATTCCGATGAAAGCGATAGACCAAGCCATCGAGGAGGGAGACGCCTATCAGGGACATAGCGGAAACGTCCTGCTGGAAACGAGGTGGAGCGGAGCGGTAATGACGGTCGTGATTGACCCCAAGAGCGAATACATCGTTTCGACCTACTGGGGGACTGGTAAGAAGCTCAAGACCCTCCGAACGCAGGAGGAACGACGGAAGGAACGCGAGCGAAAGGTTCGGGAGGGTCGCGGAGCGGCCTATACCGGAGCTTGGATGTGAACAGCAAAGACTTAATACTCAAACGTTGTCTTTGAGAGTGAAGACCTTTCTCGGGGACAACGACTCGATGCGATTAACCCCAAATGAAGAAACCACATTCGTTCAACCCGGAGTGTAACTGCTGGTACTGTGACCTCGAACGAGCCGAGAGAGCCGACCGGAGGCGAGGATTCCATAGGCTCTAAAGACTCAAGTAAGCAACTCTAACCCTTTGCCCCGAGAGGCGGTAGCTACGGTTCGACTCCGTAGCGGGGCTTCCGGTAGTCCATACTACCGAGTGACACCTATGGCAGTAGCAACAGCGACAAGCAACGACCGACGTATCGACCTAAGCGAACCCGACCTCGAACGGAAGGTCGGAGACTACGTGCTTCGACTCCGCCGGGCTTCGGTGGCGAAGTTCTACGACGACGAAATCTGGTGGGGAGGCATCGAGGTAATCCCGAGCGACGACTCCTACCTGATTCGAGGCATCGACGGGGAGATGCGAGAGCCGATTCCCCGAGACGGACAATACATCGAGCAACTGGTGGCGCTGTTCGACCGAGAGCTGGAAAACGCCCTGAACGACCTCTAACGAGAACGATGTACGACAACTACTACCCCGACTTCCACGACCCCGAGATGAACGACGCGGCAAGTTACGACGACCGAGACACTCCCGGCTTCGATATGGACGAACTGGACGGCTTCAACGACCCGATGGAGAAAGTAGCACACCTTTGAGTGGTGACATTCTTGCCCAAACAATCCGCCGAGAACGATGGGAGCGACGACGACGAGAGCAACGCGAATCCGCTTCTCGAAATCAATCCACGGGGCGGAGGGGGCGACGACGATGACCCACCAGCGGCGGGAGCCGTGATGGTAACGAGGGAACCGAGCGGCCCCAAGCTAAGCTTGGCTCCCACGGCAGAACCGACCCACGAAGCGAAGCCTGAGCTGGTAACAGTATGAGATACCACCTAATCGACCCGACCGAGCCAATCGTAGCGAACGAGGAAGCCCGATTCGAGATAATCGAGTCGTTCCCCTCGAAAGAGGCGGCGGAACATGTCCTCGAAGCGAACCGTGGCCTCCAAATCATCAAGGGATGAGTCTGGAAGAACACATTATCGAGCGGCTGAAGGAGGACTTGGACGTGTTCGCCACGGAGTACGCCGTGGACGAAAGCGACGACGTGGAAGCAATCTTCGCGGCCTGCGACCTTCTCGAAGAAGACCTCGATGGCCGCTGGATTCTCTACGAGAGCTTCAACGTGGACACCGAGGGCTATCCCCGTGCTGTGGTGGAGATAGAGGTGTTCACCGACGCGAAGGAATCGGCGTTCGAGCAAGCGGAAGCGGTCTACGAGGCAGGATACTAATGAACATTCTCGAAATCGCGGTTGACGAGGTAATGGCAGAGGACGACGACTACGTGAAGCCCGGAACGGTCTACGAGACGCCGAACGGCCACTACATCGTGGAGTGAGAGATGGGAATACTTGGACTAACTGACCACCCCGAACAGGAGAACCGCTACGAAATCACCGTTACTGCGGAGACTGAGGAGGAAGCGGTCGTGGCGTTCAACGAGGCTTTCGATGATGATGAGAACTACACCGAAGCCTACGACCTCCATCAGTATGACGAGGAAACGTTTGGTGTGTTCTTCTGGTCGGAAGACCCGATAGACACCGAGAACGAACCGCTGGTTCTCCCCATCGAGGAGGTCGAAGGCTAATGACGACTCTGGAAGATACCCTCAGCGAAGACGAGCTGGAAAGCATCGAGAAAGCCGAGCGGAGAAGCAAGCGTAGCAAGACGAAGTACGGCGACCTGTTACCGGAGGACGACGAGTAATGACGTGGCGAGAGTACCCCGAGGACTGGATGGGGAACCCGGACGGTCGGGACTACCACTACCGATTCCACGCCAACGACGAAGAAGCGTGGAAGAAGCTTCGGAAGGCCCGCCTGATGGGTCGGTGGTTCGAGATGTACCCGAGGGATATGAAGCATCTCCGGGTGAAGCTCCCCCACGTCACCCTCAAGACCTACGACCATAAGGGACACATCGAGGGGATGGCGAAGTATTCCTGCTCCCCGGATTGGCAGGTCGTTCCCTACTCCCGTGGCAAGTGGGAGATGAAGCACGGCTCCCGTGGCGGCTCGAAGCTCCGATGTGAGGAATACACCGGGGAGAAGTGGGGAACGGTGACTGTCGAGTTCACCGTCGAGGCAACGCCGGGAGAGATTAAGGATGCCTACGAGAACGGCGTCAACGAGGCCGAAATCGAGGCTTCCATCCGAAATGGACTTCATTGGGCCGTCGAGGAACGTATCGACGAACTCCGCGAGGAGAAATTCCGGTATCAGAACGAGGTCTGTGACCACGACCACGTAGTGACCGACCGAGGAACCCACGGAGCGGAGGCGTTCTGTGAGGACTGCTCGAAGGTCTGGATGGACTCGATGGAGTTGGACGCCGCTATCGAGAGTGGCGAGATTACGGTCGTCGGTTCGGTCTAAAGACTCGGAGAGACAATAATGAGTGTTGAAACCAACGACAGCGACGGTGATAGAGAGTTAATCGGAATCGAGCGACGGGAAGCCCTCGTGGAAACGTGGGGCGTGGATACCGAGGTCTTCGAGATGCCTCACGCTTCGGACGACAATCCCTTCCGGTCGATGCCTTCGGGGATTCACTTCGAGGGATACCACCACGACGACCGTTGCCCGGAGTGTAACCGGGGAGGTCGGGACAAAGGAGTGCTGAGCGATTACACCGGAGGACTCGCCGGGGGCTATATGACAGTCTACCTCTGTGAGAGCTGTCTGAGCGTTTGGCTCAAGTCCTTCGGATGGTCGGCTGACCGAGACTACCCCGAGAACCACATCTTCCACCCCAAGAACCGATGAGCGTCACCCACACCAAGACCCACGACGTGATAGCCCGACCGAAGAACGACTCCCGTGGTGGACATATGTTCCACCTCAAGCCGAACAAGCTCCCGCTGGAAACCCGGCGGGAAGTCGCATCGAGGCTTGAGGACTCCGGGGTGTTCGCTAAGGACTATCCTCACGAGAAGGTCGCGGAGGTCGTCATCGAGTCCACGGTTCAGGGACAAGACCCGAGCAAGCCGTTCCGAACGAGTGAGATTCTGGAGCTGACCATCAATGTGTGACCACGAGAATCGGACGTGGCTCGCCGGACGGGGAATGAGGTCGAAGTGGCGGTGTCGGGACTGTTACCGACAACTGACCGGCGGTTACGACCACGACGAAGGGCGCTTCATCGAGTTCCGGGGTGGGACGTGGCCTTAGAGTGCGAGAGATGTGGCGGCCCCCGACTGAACGGAACTCCTGTTACTCGGGATAAGGAGACGGGAGAGTGGCGAATTGCTTTCCCGAGCGATTCAGACAAGCGATACTACTGCCGGAGCTGTGCGAAGGAGGTCACTCAGTAATGGAACCACACGACGACTACCCGGAGAACTGCCCTGCCTGCGATTCAACGGTCGAAGAACGGAGCTACGGAGTACGTTGCTCGAACTTCCGCTGTCTCTGGAAGCGATGGTGGCAGGACAAACTCCCGATGTTCAGCGCAAAGACCCACGAACAACACTACGCGGAGACTCACTAATGGTTGACTTTGAACACTACCACGGCGACGAGATGTGCCACCACGGACGAGAAGTAGCGACCGACGACGACCCCTGCCCGTATCAGGGAACACGGATTGCGGAGGACGACACGGCGCGGTTCATCCTCTGTGGACAGCACCACCAGAAGTTCGTTGGTGGAATGGCGGCTCGGCGGATGATTTAAAGACTCAAAATGAGCGTTCCAACTCCTATCGAGACGAAGGCCGGAGAATCGCTGGTCGAACTCAAGAAGAACAAACACGTCGGAACGACGACCCTGAAGCCCGACGACCCGGTTCATCCGGTGTGGAAGGCCGGTCAACTGACTGACCCGGACGACCCAAAGCCCCTCTACGACGACTTCTGGATTCGGGAAATCTTCAACGGCAAGAGCAAGACGATTTACACGGAGCGCCCCGACTTCGAGGCCGCCAACGACGACCCGAAAGTGTGGGAGACAGAGTTCGGACGCATCGAGCAGTATTACGAGTCAGTCGGTGGGAAGGTGTGGGGCTACTACCGGCGGTTCGTTCTCGACCCGGAGACAATCGAGCAGACCGTGGAGGACGGGTGGGCGTCGGACACCCTCTACGGGACGATGAAGGAGCTGAACGAGAACATCGCAAAGGCCCTCGTGGTGGACGACCTCAAGCACCACCTCGATGAGATAGACACCCTCGATGTGTTGAAAGAGCCGAGGAACGTGGAAGCCCTCCACACTCACGAACGCTACCGGAGCCTCGTGACTCAGATGTGGGTGTCCCAACACGGCGGCGACCCGGAGAAGACCCACCTGTGGGGTTCACTCGTGAAGGAGAAGCCGACGACCTTCCAGATAGAACAGTTCCCTCAGGGGTTCTTCGTGGTTCCCCGGCTCTACAACGAACACATCTGCCGAGTCTTGGACGACGAGCTGAAGGAGCGCGACCTCGGGAAGTTCAGTCTTGCTTGGCGGGGCTTCATCGTGAAGCCGGAGAACTTCAGCGAGGTGGCCGAACTAATCGGCCCGCTGTACGTGGACACTCCGGGGGTGGAACTGTGGTAGACCTCCTACGAGAGTTCTTCAAGCGACGGGGTGGCGGCGGGGCCGCCGTCCCGATATGATTCCTGCCGAGGTTCTTCTTGCGTCCTTCGTTCTCTGGATTGCGATAATCGTGTTCGAGGTCATTCGACCGGAGTTACCCTACCTATGAGCAACAAGTACGATACATTCGAGAGTTACATCCGAGAGGTACAGACCACCGCTAAGCGGTACTACGACTACGCCCGAGAGGGAGGTGACGAGATACGATGCTCGGCGTTCGACCCTGACGAGCTTCCCGACGACGTTCCTCTGTGGGCTATCGCTGAGGCCGCCGTAGAGAACCACGAGCTGATTCAGTATTACCAGCGGTGTGTAATCTATCACGCCGAGGAGGGGTTCTACAACGAGGGTGGTGAGCGGTTCTACCACGACCCGGAAGACCAGCAGGAGTCCGTTCAACAGCTCGCCCTCGCCGGGTTCTACAACGACATCATCACGAAGCTCCGCTTCATCGAGGAAACCCGTGAGGATTTGGGTGAAGCGATACAGCTACTCGAAGGGCCACTTCACTCTCGGGGAGTTCGGTACGAGTACGACTACTACATCCGGCTGTCCTCGAAAGACCCGGTGACGTACACTCTCGAAGCTCTCGGTCAAGGAGAGTGGCGGATGTACGACCCTGATGGCGAGCCGTTCGAGGTAATCAGCCCACGGGTTGCCGTGGAGAACGCCGACCGACCGATTCCCGAGTATTCGCTCAAGCTGTTCCTCGATAACATCTGCGCCCGGCGGGAACGAGAGCGAGAAACCAGCGAGTAATCCTACAATGAGTACGACTACCAGCACGACCGACAGCACCAGCACCGACGAACCGACGACCGAGGACGTGGACTACGACGACCTCGAAGAACAAATCCTCGACGAGCTTCCCGAGCGGTTCGGTGAGCTGAGTCACCTCCGCCGAGGTCGGATGGGGGACGTTCAGATGATTCTGATTCCCCACCAGACGTGGCGGGATGGTGAAGGCGAACTATCCTCCCACCTTCTGATGAACACGGAGCGAAACACGCTCTCCGACTTCGGGTTCGAGTTCAAGTTCGCAACCCTCACCGGGAAGGGAGTCGGGGTGAAGTTCTGGTTCGAGGCAGAGTCGTAATGTCCCGAGAAGACGAGCGGTGTAGTCGGTGTGGTGAACCTCTCTCGAAGCACGGGGTTGACCAAATGACGCTCGAACCGACGAAGTGCCCGGTTCCGAGGGCGGAGCCAGCGGGACTCGGCGGCGAGCTGTCCCCTCGAAGTAACTACTGACGAACAACTTGCGGTGTCACTTACGGTAGTATGGAAGGAGAAGACATAGAGAAGATAGAGCAAGCCGACTACGAGTATTTCTACTCCCTACGGCGGAAGGCTTGCTGGCGGCGTCGTGGAAAGTCTGCTCCGCGACGGGATGTATCGGAGATAATCAACATCGAGCGTCGTTGGTGGCAGGAGTAACGGCGAAACGCCCCACCGTGGGGCGTCGTCGGGAGTTGGTCGCCCCGGCTGTGACGAGCTGACCAGAACCTTCTAAGAAATGTCCACAACAGCAATCCAGAACCAGAGAGTAGAACCGTTAGCTAACTATTCGAGGAACCGGGACGGCCTCCGCGAATACCTATTCGACCTCGCTGACGACCTGTTCCCCTTCCCCGGCTACCGTGACTACCAAGATGAAATCCTAAAGGATGCTCTCGAAGCCCTGTTCATCGACGGTCACACGAACGTCGTAATCGACGGCCCCACCGGGATTGGGAAGTCTCCTATCAACGTGACGCTTGGCCGGGTGGTTTCCCACCTCGCTAAGAACAAGAGCCGGATTGAAGACCACTTCAACTACAAGCTCTACGGCATCGACGGGGGCAAATCGTTCTACACGACCCCACAGAAGCAACTCCGAAACCAGCTCGCCAACGACGTTGACCTTCAGGAATACGTCACGATGCTGAAGTCCCGGCAGGACTACATCTGCGGGGCGAGCGGCGACAACTGTAAGGATTGTACGCTGGCCGACGAGACGGAGGGAGAGTCCTGCCGAACTATCGCCGGGTGTACCTACTGGCGAGCGAAGGCCCGAGCGATGGACGCCGACATAGCGGCGCTCACGTTCGCTATGCTCGTCGTGGACAACTACCTCCCGACGACGATAATGGTGAATCAGGTTCAGGAGGAACAGATTTCCTTCGATAACCGCGACCTCGTGATTGTGGACGAAGGCCACGGGCTTGAGAGCCAAGTGGCTTCGCTGTTCGCGGGGTTCACTATCTCGCCGTGGGTTCTCCCGAACGAGGTCTACCGGAACACGGGCGACCGGATTTCGTGGGACTTTGAGCGGTTCGAGGACATTACGCCCATCCTCAACAGCCTCTACGAGAGGGCGACGAACTTCGTAGACCGCCACGAGGAGGCCCCGAACCGGCAGGCTGAGGTTGACCAATGTAAGGACTTCATCAAGAAGGTCGAATACTGTCACCGCGAAGTGAAGGAAGACCGCCCGTGGACTGTCACGGTGAGCAAGTTCGGGAAGTCCCACCAGAAGAAGATGGTCGTCAGCCCGGTGGACGTGGACAAGTTCCTCGAACGGTTCATTTGGAGTCGCGGTCGGAAGCGAGTGATTTCCTCCGCGACGATTCCGTACCGGGAGGACATTGCAGAGTGGGCCGACCGGATTGGCCTCGAAGGTTCTACGAAGCTCATCAGCCGGACGATGCCGTTCCCCGAATCCCACCGACTGATTCACACGAACACTATCGTCGGCTCGATGAGTGGGGACGGAGAGGAACGCAACTGGAACAAGGTCGTGAGGACGATTCGTGAAATCAATTCTCACCACGAAGGCGAGAAGGGGCTGATTCACACGAACTCCTACAAGCGAGCGGAGAAGCTTGGCGCGTCTCTTGGGAGTGAGAACGCTATCGTTCAAGACCAAGAGAAGGACAAGGAGGAGATGATTGAGGAGTGGGTTAACTCCGACAAGGACATTCTCATCTCCCCGTCGATGATGGAGGGCGTTGACCTCTACGGCGACCGTTGCCGGTGGCAGGTTCTCTTGAAGGTTCCCTACCCGTACCTCGGGGACAGCCGAGTGTCCTACCTGCTCGATGAGCGGAACGACTGGAAGTGGTATATGGAATCCGCCTCCCTCGATGTTCAGCAGTCCGTGGGTCGCGCTGTTCGTGGCCCCGAACCGAGTGAAGCCGCGTCGTACTACGTCATCGACGGGGCGTTCAACAAACTGATGAACAGGACGAAGCCGCCGGAGTGGTTCACCGAGGCGATTCGGGATGAACCCCCGGAGCATTGGAACGATTCGGAAGCCGCACCGTGGCGATAAGCGATAAAGACTTATAGATACTTCTCTGAGTCTTAGAGGAACACAAGAAATGACAGAACTAACCGACTTCACCGACCCGACGCCTGACCTGACCGACCACGAACGACGCCTACTCCGGTGGGCCGGAGCCGACGAACGACTCATCGAGGTGTGTGAGTTCAACATCGAGAATATGGAGCGGGGACGCGACGACGGCAAGGCCGTGACCCGTAACTCCGCTCTCGTAGAAGTCAAGAAGTACGTCCGGGGAACCGACTACGTTGACCCGGCGCTCACCGAGGAGAACGCTGAGGAGTTCACTCCCTACGGCGGCCACTTCTTCACGGCGCTGTGGGACGGCCACCTGTACCAAGCGTGGAGCCGCGCCGACTACAACAACCAAGCAGTCCTACTCGAAGTCTTCGGAGAGTACCGCATCAACGCGACTCGGCCCGAACACGCCCCGGAGGTGCGGGTATGAACAACGGCCTTCACGGACGCTACCTCGAACAGCTCGAAGCGTGGAACCTCGCCCGTCAGTTCTCGGCTGAGCTTGTGACGGCGTTCTACGACTCCGCCCGGTCTATCCGGTCGGTCGTGAACAAGTGGATGGAGATTCGGAACGTCCGATTCCCCCGCCTCGATGCTATCAAGCAGATGGTGTCGAACGTCCTTTTCCTCAGCGGTCGGGATTCAATCGACAATCTCGCCCGTCAAGTGATGAAATTCGAGGGCTGGTGGTAAGGTGTCGCGCTCCGAAAGAACCGGGGTTGAACCCGAAGCAATTAGCTTCGGTATGTCCTCCCGAATTGTTACTCCCGACTCACCCCTTTCCTATCTTCTGGATGGAGGGCAACGAGGGGATGAATCCGATGAACACGGCATCATAAAATGAGTACGCTCGCTGACTTCGGGGCTGAAATCCCTGACAAAGAACCGTGGAAGGACGCGGAAGTTCTCCGCGAGATGTACCACGACAAAGGGCTTGACCAGTCCGAGATGGGAGACGAACTCGGCTGTTCCGCCGGGACAATCTCCTACTGGATGGATAAGCTCGGAGTCGATACGACCCACACGAAGCACAGCTCAACTCAGCGGGAACCCCAACCTGAGGATTGGGAGTGTGAATACTACGAGGTCTGCGGCAACGAGACGCCCGGCCCCCGGAACGGTCTGTGTGACGACTGCCTCGATATAATTCGAGACAATCAATCCGCCTGCTACGACGGCGAGAAGGTCGAACGGAGTAGCTTCGAGGAAATGACCGAGTTCGTGAAGACGTTGTACGAACTTCGAGATAAAGACTCAGAGAAGTAATAATGAGTGTTGCCACTACGGAAGATGAGGAAAAGTTCGAGGAGATATTCGGTCGTGGAAGCGACCTCGATGGAGCAATTCAGAATGAGGAGAACACGGTTTGTCTTGGAACCTACGGCGACGACCTGAGGGAGAAGAACAGCCACATTACGTGGGACTACCAGCTCGCGTCGGAACACCCGGTGGACGTTCAGCGAACGGACAACGGCCACTACGTTGACCTCTACCCCGAGGAGGGCGACGAGAGCAAGAAGACTCGCGTTCAGTTCTCCTACTTCGACCACGCCGAGGAGTTCTTCGACGTGAACCTTCGGGAGAACACGGAGGCGCTGTTCATCCACCCCGAGTGGAACTTCATTCTCGTGGTGAAGCCCGAGGACTCCGAGAAGTACCTCGCAATCGCCCCGGTCGTCTACAAGTAAGTGATGGCAGAGACACGCTCCTGCGTCAACTGCCCCGGTACAGCCGTGTTACAGGACGGACGTGAGACGACGTTCGAGTGTCCCGACTGTGGTACGACGTTCATGGACAATCCCCGGTGGAACGAGCGATTCAGCCTATGACAAACCTACGAGAAGTCCTCAACGATGTTCTCCGTGAGATGTACGCGGAGGCAGAACCGCCCCTCGATTTCGATGATGTGCTGGAAAACCCCGACGAGTACGGTTCCGGGTGGTACTCGGAACACTACCTCGATGGCGACCGGCAGACAGAAATCGTCGAGAAACACGCCGAGAAGCACGACCTGAATCGTGGTCAGCGAAAGTCCCTCTCGTTCTCGGCTATCCTGAGCTACGGGCCGTCCTCGACGCCCCGAGCGGAGGTGACTAATGCGGAGTAACAACCCGAACGACCGAGAGCGCCGCTGTTTCAGTTGCGGGTTCACATGGAGGGAGCCAGCCGTCCCCGGAAGCCGCCGAAGTTGTCCGAGGTGTTCAGACTAATGGGGAAATTCGGCTGGAACTACCCACCGGGGGCGGCGAACGACCCCCGAGCGCCCTACAATCAGCCTGACCACTCCCACGAACACGAGTGGTGGGACACCGAAGGCCCCATCTTCGAGGATGGAGCGGCGATGTTCCACGAAGCCTGCGGCTATGCGGAAGGTCGCTACGGCGAGGGGTGGGAGTGTGAGGAAACCCGGTGGTTCCGGTGCGACGTGGAGCGCGTGATTCTGCTCCGCGACGGTGAGCCGGACGTGACTTACCTCGCGTCGGAAGAAGACCACCACAACGAATGGGGCTTCATCGAGCGTCTGTACGAGGACGCTCTGGTGGCCGTGGAAATCACGGACTTCGAGGAAATCGAGCTTCTGGACGTTGACCCGCCGAACGACTACGGTGACGGGTACGTTCGGGTTCGAGTCGGTAACAAGTACGAGGTCGTCTACAAACAATGAGTACGCAAAACAAGAACTTCGCTTACGGAAAGGACACGATTGGTGGATGCTGTTGCCCGGCGGTCGCGGCGGGATTCGCTCCGAACACGGGCGACGAGTCCACCGAGATAGCAGAGACTTACGACTACTACGTTCGGGAACTGGACTTGGGCAACGCCCACTCCGTAATTCCCGAGGAGAAAGCCCGACAAGCGTGGCTCGCGGCGGTCGAAAGCATCGAGGAGGATGAGTACGCCGCTGACCGAAAGGCGAGGGTCGGGAGGGATATTGCGGAAGACCTCGGGTGGTTGTAGTGGCGGTCAAGACAGACACGACCGGCAACCACGTCGGCCCCGACCTCACGAAGTACGATTGGGAGTACGTCCCAATCAGCGGGGCCACCGGGGGATACGACTTCCGGCTCGTCAACTACGAGAAGTGCGTTGAAGTGGAGGTGTACCCTGAGAACGACGACCCCGACGAGGGATACAACATCGTCGTTCGAGAGTTCGAGATAGTGAACGAGGGGACTCCCGACGAGTATATCGAGGACGGCTACCCCGTCTTCCCCCAACAGACCGGGCCATATTTCATGGAGATGATGAGCGCCCTCGGCACGGCAATAACGTGGGTGTCTGAAAACCGTGAGTGACGTGATGGCTGGCCTCGCTGTATTCGGGGCGATGTTCCTCGTGGTAGTCGCACTCCTTCCCGTGTTCCTTCTTCAGAAGGAAATCTCGGAGAAGCGCAACGAAGACCGACGCGCAAAACTTGAGAAGCAACTGGAAAATGAGAAGCTTCTCTGAGTGACAACGGATTAGATGGAAATTCAGGCAAAAGTAACAGGACTCGATGTGGATGAACAGGATACTGAAAACGTAGCGGATTTCTTCTCAGATGTTATTGACGCTCTCTCCCTTGTGAGAGGTCACGACGAGATAGCTGGTTACGCCGTTGAAGATTATCTCGATGAGGCCGTCTCTGCGCTCGAAGCCGCGCAGTCTGACGTTCTTCGAGCGTAGGGGTACTGCCTTCCGATTGCACAGAACGACAAACACCAAATGTCTACTTTCATCGACCAAGAGTTGCACAGCACCAGAAAGAAGCTATACAACGTCCCGCGCTCCCCCTTTGTTCTCCGCGTGAAGTTGAGTTCGACCGACCGAGTAATCTTGCATCTTGGAAAGGTCGTTGAGTTATCCACGTATGATAAACGAACAGTCACCGAATGGTAGCGGCATAGAATGTCAAACGCGCATTTTACGGCATCGTAATTCGATTACGCTTGAGCAGAAACTCGTCGGCAGAGGTGGTCACGTTCACCCTCGGTTGTTCCACCACTTGAGGAACTCGTAGGTGAATCTCTCTGCGTCAGTATCGGTCGGCTTGAAGAAGAAGTCCACGTTGTAGTAGCCCGGCCACTTTTCGACCGTCCCAATGATGGAGTTGGGATTGATGTTACGCCAGTAATTGCCCTGCGTGAAATCGAGCCACGGAGCTTCGACCACGACCGGCATCGGGGCTTCCCAATCGTCGGCTCGCTTCAACTCCCGCTCGAAGCGGTCGCGTTCGTGGGTGATGGAGTTAAGGAAGTCACCCTTCGCCTTCCGTTCGACGGCGAACGGCGGGACATAGGTTCCGTGCTTCCCGTAGTAGCCCAGTTCCTCTACGGCGTAGTCTCCGGTGCGGAGCTTCTTCTCCTTCACTTCCACGGGGTAGTCCTCGAACCAGTAACCGTGGCCCTCGTGTTCCCGAGTATCGCGGAGAATCGTAAACTCGCTCATTCCGGCCTCCGGTGGTCGATGGTGAGGATGATACTGAGCTGTTGATTCTCCGTGAACCCGAGGTTGCCAGCGATGTTCTCGAACAGCTCGCAGGTGTCGTTGGCGGTCGGCCAGTAGCGAGTCCCGTCGTGAACGTCGTCGTTAGCAACGAGAGCGCAAACACCGAAAGCAACGAGACAAGCAGGCTTGCCGAGGTCTTGTAGGTCGAGAGCATCATAGATTCGTCGGGCTTTCCCCTTCTGGAAGGGAGTTAGTTCGAGTTGGCCGCTCAGGGAATCGAGGATAGCGAGGTTGTCCTGTCTGTGCGTGACCTTCTTGTTTTCCTCGCCGGGGCCGAGCCACGTTCCCCGGTTGTAGAGCATCAGCCGCTTGAATTTGTCAGAATCGGCGTTTCGTTCGGTCGGGTCGAAGTACGTTGCGTTCTCGGTGTCGGGAGTGATTACGTCAGGTGGTTGCTTCTCGGTCAGGGTTTCCATTTAGAATCATCTCAGAGGGTAGAGTTCCCCGATAACTGACCTAACAGTATAACTAAGAGTATAACTACTAAGTGTATTACTTATAGTAGATTACTACATCGAGTCTCTTTAGCTAACTGAGTGTTATCAGAGTAGTTAGAGTAGAGTAGGTACTATACTGGTTAGTAGTCCGTTCGGAAGAACTCCTCACTCTAATAGACGGGAACTAAAGACTTAAAGATACCGATTATGAGTCTTTACAGGTTAGACCAATGGACGGCATTAACATAGGCCACCCCGAAAGTGGGTGGTATGAAAGAGCAGGATGTAGCGTATCTCGCGGGAGTGGTTGACTCAATCGGCCAATTCCGTGTGAAAATCAAAGAGGACGACGACTACAAGCTCGGGTACGAAATGTCCCCGAGGGTGAAGATGAGCCGTAACGACCCGGAGACGGCGGTGTTCGGAATGTTCGAGGAATACTGCCACGATGAGGGCGTTCGGTACAACTACAACGACACGGGGACGACGATGGAGTTCTACCTCACGGAGCCGGACAACATCCATCGGTTCCTTGAGCCGTTCTTCCCATACATCGTCCAGAAGCACGAGGTCGTGGGAATCTTCGTGGACGAAATCCTCCCGGCGTATGCTCAGGGAGAGCATCAGTCGAAGCAGGGCTTCTACGAAATAGTGAAGGCGATGAATCGGATGTATCGGAAAGACCCGTCTATCCACAAGTGGAAGTACGAGACGACGACGTTCTCGAATAAGTGGCGCGACGAAATCGAGACTTAGAGTAGCATCTCGCGGGCCTTGTTCGCCGCCGTGAGGTGGTCGTTGGATTCAGCCCACTCGATGTAGGCAATCACGTCGGCCCGTGGTACAGAGCCTTCCCGCCGGTCTTCCGTGGACGGCATCAGGTCGGGGTCGCCTTCCTCAATAACCTCAACGACGTTCCGGTTCTCATCAACGTGAGCAACTGGGCAGTCGCCCTTATCGACCAGCTCGGTCGCGTCCTCGGGGTGGTTTTCTTTACCCTGAATCTGCCCGAGGTGAATCATCACTCCCTGATACCCGCTGAACGGGCGTCGGCAAAAGGGGCAGAGACGGGCTACGTCTTCTCCTTTCCGTTCTGACGGGTAATCCATTTCAACTTCTTTCGTACCCACAACTTCCAGATTACTAAAATCTAAGCCGTCCGGCACATCCCCGTTCGGCCCGTGACCGTTACCGCTCGATTGGCGAACGTGAAGGTGCATCCCTCGGGATAGGCCCTCGTGGTCGCACCCCTCCACGGGACACTTGACTACTTTTTCCTGATTCTTGTGCTTCGTCTTAGCCATGCCTACAAAGACGGAGTTGCTTTGCTTAAGTCTTTGCTATCGCTTGTCTCTCCCTAAAGACTCAAATCGGTATCTTTAAGTCTTAATCCGCCGTCTATTAGAGTGAGGAGGTCGCGGTGGCCCCTTTGACTCGTTTGCTTGGCTGAATCCTGTCATAGTTTGACTCGTTGGTGTCCAGCTACCGCTCTGCGGTGGCTTTTCCGAGTTGCTGGTTCGCATAGAGGGTAGGTTCGATTCCTCCCAACTCGATGCGGTGTATCGCCCTATGAAACAGACCAGAGAGAAATCTACGAAATGGAACTAACTACATTCAAACTGAAGGCTATCGGAGTCGCTATGGCTTTCCTCCTTCTCACCAGCGGTGCGGTCGGTGCGATGGCGTGGGAGCCTGTTGAGGAAGGAAACGTCGCGGTCGTCACCGAGTGGGGTGACGCAACTGGTGAGGTTCTTCAGCCCGGTGCGAACTGGATTACGCCGGTCAAGCACAACACGGTGGAACTCTCCACCCGACAGCAGGCGTACACCATGACCAGTCAGACCGGAGAGGGTGCGAAGGACTACGCTGACCCCATCGTGGTGAAGACCGCCGATGGTGTGGAGGCGACCTTCGACGTGACTGTTCGCTACCAGCTCCCGAATGACCCGGAGGCGGTGACTGACTTCTACACCGACTACCGCACTCTCGAAAACGCTGAAAAGCGGATGATTCGGACGACGCTCGCCAAGCAGATGCTCGTGACCACGGGCAGTATGCCGACGAGTGAGGTCTACACGTCGCAGGGTCAGACCGAGATTACGATGGACGCTCGGGAACAGCTTGAGGAGAAGTTCGCTGACACCGGCCTCGTTCTGGATTCCGTCCAGATTACGAAGGTGAACTTCCCTGAGTCCTACGAGCGTTCCATCACGGAGAAGGAGGTCGCCCAACAGCGCGAACTGAAGGCTGAGGCCGAGGTTGAGGTGGCGAAGCAGGAGGCTCGCGCCGAAATCGAGAAGGCTCGCGGTGAGGCAGAGGCGAACCGCATCGTCGCTGAGTCCGTTCGTAACAACCCCGAACTCATCCAGATTCGCTACATCGAGGCAATCAAGAACTCGGACGGGAAGACCATCTACCTCCCCTCCGACGAAACTCCGACTCTCGTGAAGGACACGAACGACGAGGACGAGTAGGATGTTCAAAGTCGTCTTCTTGATTCTTCTGTGGCTGTTCCTCGTGACCGTGGTTACGGTGGTTGCGTTCGGCTACTTCCAGCGACAGGCTGAGCTGGAACACGAGGAGACGATGTACGAAATGAAGAACGAGTAGCACGCTCGTTCTCCTTATTGCGACCAATGGCGGCCCCGTGACCATGCCCCTCGACGGGCGTGGGCGGGGTCAAGGCGCGGTTCGATTCCCGCCGGTCGCTTCCCCTCCGTCATAGGGGGATTCGGTACTACGCTACCTAAGCCGCGCCAGCGGCGGTTATCTGCTGGAAACCAGAGAGAACTATGTTTGGCTTTATCCGAAACCTACTGTTCGGCAGTAACGACGACGAAAATTCCGACTACCTCGACCTCGGTGGGGCCGAGGCAGTCTTCAACGCAATCACGGAGCGCACGGACTCCGGCTTCGAGGTGCAGATTCAGCTCGGTGAACCGAGACTCATCGACCGTGGTGAGCTGACCGAAGACCTCTACGTGGTCATTCCCACGTACACCGAGAACGGCCCGAACCCCGCTGACTTGGAGTTCGACCTGCCGGACGGAATCGAGGACGCTTCCGCTGAGTTCTTCGACCTACTCGATGCGTTCGGTATCGAGAAGGTGGCCGACGTGTTCGAGCTTACGGGAATGTCCGTTCCCGGCAACCGAGTGAACGGCACGGTCGTCCCGAACTTCGACGCTCTCGCCACCTCGAATGAGTGACGACGATTCTCCCCCGGCTGGTGGTGTCGGCGCTGTCTCCTTCAACGAACCATCCGGCCCGGAAGTCCCGCTCGCTCCTACGGCGGAGCCGAACCACGTCGTGAATCCAATCAACACTCCTGTATGAGCTACACTCAGACCTCCGGCGACCTCGAAGCGACTATCGAACCCTTCGGAAACGGCGACGAGGTGGACATCATCTCTCTCGACTATCCAGCCTCGTGGAACGACTCTACTCTACTCTCTGCTATCAATTCTCTCGCTGACGACATTCGGGCTGACGGGATGAGTGTCAAGAATCTCTCTACGTGGGTCAACCGCTTCGACAAGTGATGTTCTCTACTATTTCCTCTCCCGGTCGTGGTTCTCCACTTGCTACAAACATCATCGAGCGGGGTATCCCTCCCGACGCCTTATAAGAATTAAATAAGTATCTTTAAGTCTTAGTCCCACATCTAATAGAGTAGGGACAAGCACCCAATCCTCCCTTTCTCTTGCCGAGGTAGCTCAATTGGTAGAGCAACGAGCTGTTACCTCGTAGGTTACAGGTTCGAGTCCCGTCCTCGGCGCTATGGCAAGTAAAACAGATGGAATAGACCGGCTACGACGTGGTGACATATCCGAACTAAAAGTCACTACTGCGTTAATTGAATTGGGTCACGGAGTCTCAAATACTGTTGGAGATAATCAACGGTATGACTTGATTGCGGATATAAATGGAGAGCTTCATCGAGTTCAATGTAAGACCGCTTCAAATCCCCCATCTCAATCGTCTTATCAAATCGAACTTCGCAATCGAAGTTATCGAACTGGTGGGAAAATTAGGAAACAAACGTACACCGGAGATGAAATTGACGTGTACGCCGTATATAACCCACACTCGGACGAAATCTACTGGATTCCGTTCGATGAAGCACCCGACGAACAGATGCGAATAACTCCGAAATCCCGTTCGGAAATCGTCCCCGCAAATCGAGCGAAAGCGAATTGCGCTGACGAACTTCTAATCTCCGAACGGTTGCCGAGTCAGTAAAGGCTGACAGTCGGGTTCGAGTCCTGTCCTCGGCGCTTTTGCTACGGCGAGAATCCAATGTCGTAGCTCGTGCTGAACCGACTGAAAACCAGAACCAGAGAAACCTAAGTTCAACAAATGAGCCTTTTCGACACCGACTACAACAGCGGCGGTAGCAACAACAACAGCGGCGCGAACGGCGGCGACTTCGAGGAGCGGCTGTCGCTGAAGATGAACAACTACGCCTTCATCTCGTTCAAGATTTCCCGTCTCGGGGAATACACGGGTTCCTCCTACGGGCAGTCCCTCATCGTGGACGCCGACGACGTGGAGGTTATCGACGGCATCGTGATGGAGCGGTCGCCCGGCGACCCGGACGATGATACGGTCAAGGTCTTCGGGTGGGACACTTGGTTCGCCACCGACGACAACGGCGCTCTCTCCGAGGACGTGGGCGGCGACGAAGTTCCCTCCCGGCACAACGAGCAGTTCGGTAGCAACGACTTCACGTACAAGCTCTCCGACACCGTTCAGGAGGGCGACGACCCGGTGAGCCTCGGCAACTGCACGCTGTGGCTCTCGAACGGGACGAAGAACCGCACGTTCGCCAAGGTCGTTACCCCGGCGGGTCACGACATTGTGGACGACAAGGACGACAACTACAACTGGCTGAACGAGGACGCGCTCGAACTCCGTGACGACCTCGAAGGCCGCCGTATCATCCTCTCCTACTACAAGGACGGCTTCCTGCCGGACGACGCGGAGAGCGAGGACGACTACGTGGAATACACGGACGCGAAGGTTCTCGACGCCGAGACGCTGGCCGGTATCACCATCGCCAACTCCGGCGGCGACAGCGACGAGTCCGACGAGTCCTCGGGCGACTCCGGTGGTTCCCTCGGTGGTGGCTCCGACGACGACGAGCTTCCCGAGGGTGTCCCGCAGGCCGCCGACCAGATTATCGACTTCATGGCGAACACGGGCGAGACGACGCCGGAGAACGTCGAACAGCTTGTCGCTGGTGAGGTCGGTGACGCCGAGTACGACCTCGACGCGGTGATTGCCGAGATTGAGCGCCGGATGTAAGCGTTCCCTCTCGGTGTAAAGACTCAAAAACAGCCCACTAACTCTTAGAAGATGGATAAGGACGACGCCAAGCAATACGTGACGGAGATACAGGTCGGTACGGACAAGAAGAAACAGCTCGGTCAGTACGAGCCAGCGACAGCCCACACGTTCCTGACCGCCGAGATTCCCCACGACGAGAACGGCGACCCCGTGGACGACCCGGCTGAGGTAATCGAGGCGCTGGAAGACCTCGCTTGGGAAGCCACGGAGAGGAGCATCATGGAGCGGTGGGAGAAGCACGTCCGAAAGTCGGACGACTAACCCCCGCTCGATGAGGTAGAATAGTTCCGAGCTTAGGCCATGAAATAGGTTCCTGAAATTACGCTCGCAATGCACATTCCCGTTCTCAACCAGATGGAAGACACCTACATTCCGAACCTGTACGACCTCACTCTGATGAAAGAGGATTTCGGCCTGATGGGGGAAGAAGACACCCTTCAGACCGTATTCCTCTCGTGGTTCAACGGAGGGTTCGTCGCTATGACCGGCCTCTCACGAGGTGGCAAGGACATGGTGGTGGACGCGGCTGACTACTGCACGATGGGCGACTTCGTGTTCAAAGTCCCCGACTCCACCTCGAAGACCGACCTCTACATGAAGGAAGACCAGATGAACTCGGCCCGTGTCCACCGTTACCCGGACATTGCGACCCTCCAAGACAAACAGCACTTGGAGGAAATTATGAAGCGCCACGGAGAGGGTAAGTCGGCTACCCACTCCCGCGCTCTCGGTACGAGCGGTCAAACTGAATCGTTCGAGCTGAAGCCCCCGGACGCATTCGTGCTGTTCGTGGCTTCGGACAACGAGCAGGTAGACCTCAATGACTACCCCGAACTTCGGAACCGCGCTCTCGTCGTCTCCATCGACGCCAGCGAGGAGCTGACGAAGAAGGTGAACGAACGGCAGGCCCGGCAGGAAGCTGGCCTCGTCGAGTATAACTTCACCGAGGAGGAGCGCGACGAGATTCGCCGGTACGTCTCCGGCATCCCCGTCAAGATGTTCGCGTCCGACGAAGGGCCGAACGGCGGTACGCTGAACCCGGTGTCTGTCGCGCTGAACAACCAGAATCCGCTCCCTCAGCACTTCACGGAAGCCCGTCAAGACTTCCCGCGCCTTCTGGACTTCTGCCGGTCGGTGGCGCTGTTCCACTACAAAGACCGAATGACTCCGGCGCTCCCCGACCGGAAGGAGACGGCGACTCTCCTAATTACGCCCGCCGACGTGTGGTACGCCATGCGAATCTTCGGTGAACAGATGATTCTCTCCGCGTTGAACCTCCGAGAAATCGACTTCGAGATGCTGTCGATGCTTCGAGACACGAACAGCGGGTACTCGAAGGCGGAGATTCAGATGGAGATGCGCGACCGGGGCTTCAACATCACGAACCGCGACGTTCACTCCGCGCTGAACAATATGCTCACGAAGGGCTACGTGCGGAAAGACCAGAGCGAGAACCCCGTGATGTGGAAGGCGTCCGAGTTCGCGGCTCAAGCCCGGCGTGACGTGACCCTCAACTGGGAGGAGATGGTCGAAGACACGAAGAAGACCGCTCGGCAGGCACTCCCCGACGACATTGCGGAGGAATACATCGAGCGGTTCTGTGAGGGAGACGGCCTGTTCGTCACCCACCCGTTCACCGGGGAGAAGCTGAACATCACGAAGCAGAACATCCTCGAAGATAAGGTCGAAGAAGCGACCGAGAAGGAGGAAGACGTGTTCTCCCAAGACCTCTACGGCGGCGGTGACGACGAAGCCGACGATGTTGAGGACGAGTCCGACGCGGAGCAAGCCTTCGCTGGCGGCACGCTCGGATGAACGGGCGCTGGAACTGCCGGTGTTGTGACGCATCGACGGGTGGTGTTGCTGAATACTGTCCCGAGTGTCAGAGCGCGGGATGTACGAGCTTCACCGAGAGGTGTACCGAATGACCACTCACACAAATGGGAAATCACGAGAAGCTTCTATGGGAAGCATCGAAGGTCTGGTGTCCCGACGTGGGGCCGGACGCTCCACGGAGGGTAAGCACCCGGTTTAGGATACAGGAACCGGCGAACAATCGAGTAGAGTTGGTAAGCAGTCTTCTTGAGGCCGGTCGCGCAGGAAAGGACGGGTTCGTATCCACCTATTCCTTCCCTCGGGGTCACACGGACGACGGGGACAACATCCCGAAGATAGACACTATCTTCATCGACTTCGACGTTCCCGCTGACTCCGAGTACCGCGAACGGAACCGAACCCTCGATGCGTGGAAACGCTCGATGAGCGACCTCCTGATTCGCGTTCAGTTGGTCGCGGAGGCAATCCTCGAAGGCGGCAAAGAACAGCATTGGCGAGCGTCCCTCTCCGGTCACAAAGGAATCCACCTATTCTTCGACTTCGAGCCGGTGGACGTAGCCAACGGGTCGTACACTCAGTTCAAGCGTGGACTTGAGAAGTACGGCAACCAGATGATAGAGCAACTGGATGAGATAGCAGGTGGCATCAACATCGACCCGTGGGTTGACGTTGACAGCTCCGACCTCGCTCGTCTCGTCCGACATCCGAACACGCCCCATCCCGGTGCGGAGCATCGAGATGAAACGAGTTGGTGTGTCCCGGTGAGCATTGAGGAACTGGTAGACCTCACACCGGACGACTATCTGGAACTTACCAGCGGCCCCCGGCCCGTTCCCCAAAAGGAACGGTCGCCCTCAGAGGCGGGACGCCGGGAAGTGGCGCTCGAAGTACGGAACGCCAGCGGTGGCGAAGGTACGTACAGCGAACGCCGTGGCTCGGTGAAAGACCCGAAGGCCGTGAAGAAATACCGGGAAGAATCGAACGACCGAATCAAGGTCAGCGACATTCCGCTTCTCGTCGCAAACAAGCCCTGCATCATGGAGTTCATCAAGCGCGATGACTCCTACTCCTACGGTTCTGAGAGCCGCGTGATGGAGATTAACGTGATGAAGGAGCTGATTCAGAAGAAGGTTCCCATCGAGGTTATCGTGAACTTCTTTCGCCCCATCGAGGGGTATAACGAGTCCACGACTCGCTCGCTGGTTGAAGACCTCATCTCTCGCTACGACGGCCCGTTCGTTTGTCAGAACGTGTGGGACGCTGGCGGCGAGTTCTGTGTCGGAATGAACGACCGCTCGGACGAATCCTGCCGAATCTACGACGAAGAATACGTAACTCAATGAACTACGAACAGAATCTCACTCCCACCGAACTGGAAATCATCGACTACCTGCCTGCTGGCTACGCTCAGCTCTCCGAGGAGTTCGGCTTCTCCGAGTCCACCGCCCGTGACCACATCAGTAGCATCGAGCGCAAGGGCGCTCCCCTTGCGAAAAGACGCATCGACGGGGGAAAGGTCGAAGCGTATATGCGGGACGTGGAGAAGGAACACCCCACGAACCAGAACAAGACCCGCGAGTACGGTTCGACCACGAAGGCGACCAAGACGAAGCGGCTGAACAAGGCCGCCGGGTCGCTCTCGCGGCGTCTCGATAAAGTGCTGAACAACACGGAACCCGCTATTAGCGCCGTCCCGCTCTCCGAGGGTGGCGAGGAAGACGTGGTGATTCACGTCACGGACGACCACATTGGCGACGTTCTCGAAGACGAGTTCGGGAACGAGGTCTTCAACACCGAAATCGCTCTCGAACGTATCCGCTACCGGACGCAGAAGACGCTCGAACTGATTGAGCGCCAGCGGAAGGCCGGGTGGGACTTCCACACGGTTCACTACGTGATGGGCGGCGACATTATCACCGGCTCCGGTATCTACCGAGGGCAGGCGTGGGAGGTCGAACTGAACTTCAACGAGCAGGTAGACCTCGCGGCTCAGGTTCACTTCGAGCAGATTCGGATTCTCGCGGAGAACTTCGACGCCGTTCAGGTGGTGTGTCAGACCGGCAACCACGGCGAGATTCGCATTAGCGGTTCGAGCCAGCAGGCTAACGGCGACGACATTGTGTACCGGATGCTCGATGCGGTTGTTCGGGCGTCTGAGTACGACAACATCACCTTCATCCGAAACGACCGGACGGGCTTCACGAACTTCGAGATTCGGGGCCACAAGGCTCACATCCGGCACGGGCAGAACGCGGCGGAACACATCGGTACTGCCGCCGCGAAGCGCGACTGGCGCGGATGGCTCCTTCAGCACAACTTCGAGATTGCCTACGCCGGGCACTACCACACGCAGGGTGTTGACCGCGTGATGAACGTCCCCGTGATTCGCTCCGGTTCCATCAAGCCGCCGGGTGACTTCGAGGAATCCATTTCCGAGTGGTCTATGCCGGGAGCGACCATCCACGGCGTCTCGGACAGCCTCCCGCTTACGTGGCTCTACGACGTGCAGTATCAGCCGTAAAGACTCGAAGACATAGCGCCAAGTCTTTTACAAAGAGTTAAGCACCGTTCTACGAGTCTTAGCAGTACGCAACAAGCAGGACACTAAATGGAAGCCAAAGACGAGTTCTTCGGAAAGCCAAGAGCCGACACCACTACTATCGAAAGCGGCCCCGGAATCCACGATTACTGGGCGCTTCACAAGTTCGCACTCGAAACCGAGTACGACTGGATGCCCACCCATCTCCGCCGTTACCACCCCGGACGGATGATTGACGGCGAGCTGATGGAGGGCTACTACGACGAGTTCATTCCCGTCGCTCACGACGCCCCGAGAGGCCGCGTTCTCAAGAAGAAGGTCACGGAGGAAACCCTCACTTGCCCGGACTGTGAGGAAGCGGCTCGGAAGATTCACACCGGAGAGCCGGTGTGTCCCGAGTGTGGCCTCATCTGCGACGAAGGACGACCGACCTACAAAATCGTGAACGACCCCAAAGCGGCGGGGCGCGTTGACGCCGAATCTGGTGGAATCTAAAATGGAAGTAGCTGACCCTACTGAGAAGACAGAGGAGTTGAAACGCCTGATGAACGAGACGACCGTGGAAATCGGGGGCGAGGACGAACGCCTCTCCGACCTCGTGGGCGACATTAAGACGGCTCATCAAGAGCTGGACGCCTACAAGTCGGGGGCGCTCAAGCTGAGTAACGCCCTCGATGAGCGGATTCTGATGGCGAAGGGCGACGACGACGAACAGCTCGTGGAGATTCTGGAAGGGATGAAGGAGTCTGCTTTCGGCGTCTACCTCAGACTTCAGCGCGGCGACCTCGAACTTCTCGGAGAGCGCGACGGCAAGCACTCCGGGTACTTCGCACCGGACGACGAGTAACCGGCCCTACCACCAATGATGAGTTTTGGAACAGACGGAATCAGTCACAACATCCATCTCGCTCAGGTTGACGACGACGGTAATCTCACGAACTTCCGCGAGTACGAGAACGTCCTCGATGTGATGAACCTCCCTGATGGGACGGTGAAGTTCTACTACGAGAACGGACTCAAGCAGATTCAGGGCGGTCGAATCGTCCGGTCGCAAGTTCGCGGCCTTGACGATGCCTACCGTTACCGCTGTTCGGAGTGCGGGGAGTTCGAGACAGACGTAATCAGCCAGCGCGACAGGGGTGAGCAAACCGAGATGATGTGTCCGGTTTGTGGAGAAGCGACCGACCACGCACGGATGGACGTGGACGAAATCAAATACGACCGAGTACGACATGGACGAAGTGAATAACGGGAGACTTCTCGATGAAGCGAAGGAAATCATCGAGGGGCGTTCGGAAACACACGGCGCTCCCGAAGACTCCTTTCAACGAATCGCCCACTACTGGAACGCTTACTTCCTCAGTACGGGGTGTCCAGACCCAAACATCCGGCCTGCTGACGTGGCTGAAATGATGGCGTTGTTCAAACTGGCCCGAGCGCAGGGCGGTGACTACAACGAGGATGACTACCGTGACCGTCTTGGCTACGTCAATCTCGCCAGCAATCTACGATGAACGAAGACGAAGACCTACACGACGAGATTGACGCTCTCGCACTCGAAATAGAGCGGTCAATCAAGATAGCAAAGGAGCGAAACAAGAAGTGGGAGGGCGTGTTCGACCCGGAACCCCGTGAGATGAAGAATCAAGCGGAGGCGTTGTTCTCGTGAGCGTCGGACTCCCTCAGGAAACGAAGGATATTCTGATGGATATTCTTCAGCGGGCGGCTTCGCAGGATAGGGCGGTAATCGAGTTCAAGAAGCGTGACGGCGAGCTTCACGCGATGGACATAACGGAACACGTAGAGGTTCTGGAAGAAGAAAATGAGTGAGCTACGCAAACCAGACGTTCGGAGCGAGGTGTACCGACTCGAAGGACGACAACATTCTGTTTCGACCGCCAAGAGCCAATTCGCGGAGGAACACGATATTCCCTACTCGAACGTGAAGGGGAAGATGATTGACCGTCCCGGCTACGGTCGAAAGTTCCCCGCATACTGCGTCGTCGTAGAGGTCGATGAGTAAGGCTGAATCGTCGGGAATCGACCTCACGGTTCCCGACGACCACGCCGAGAACGGCCTCGAACACATCTCCAAGAGCCGAATCAAGACGTACCTCCAATGCCCCCGGAAGTTCCTCTACTCCTACTGGATGGACAACCGGACGCCCGGTTCCTACCACACGGAGAAGGGCAGTCAGATTCACCGAGCCTACGAGGACTTCCATCTCAACCTCATCGAGTACGTTGAGGAACACGGAGAGCGCCCTGAGTGGTATGCCTATGTGATGGGGCCGTGGGAGGACTACGCACAATGGCTTCACCCACACATCGAGAACTTCTGGAAGTTCGAGGACAAGCGGTGGGAGTTGGCCTGTGACTACGCCGCCGCGAAGTTCCGCTCTCTGGACGACCCCCGCGACGGAAAGACCGTGATGGAGTACGCCCTCGATGCTTGGCTCCCCATCGGGGTCGAAGTGGAAGGCCGACTCGAAGGCGACGACGTTCCTATCGGGAACCTCCCGTGGATGGGGTACGCCGACGCCCTGCTCCACGCCGCGACCGTCCCCGGCATCGAGGCCAACGAGGGCGTGGTGATTCTCGACTACAAGACCGGGAAGGTTCAAGACCCGAAGTACCGCCACAAGGGAATCTACCTCGAAGGCGAGTTCTACGGATGGCTGTTCGAGAACGACCTCGACTACGAAATCGCCGGAGTCGCTGGCTACTACCCACAAGAGGATGAGCTGGTCGTCAGTCCCTACCCGGACGAAGACCGCCGACACATCATCCGCAAGGCCGTCCTCGGGATGCAGATGAAGCCGACCGAGGAGAACTACGACCTCGAAACCGGCCCGCTGTGTCACTACGGCCACGGTAAGTGCTTCTTCTACGACGAGTGCGCTTCGACGTGGGGGAAGAAAGGCGGCGAAGGCTACCACGGGTTCGCTGAGCCTGACGGCTCCGTGAAACCCAAAGATGAGATTACGAAGCACAAGCGGGCGAAGAACTGGTATCCCTACTAATGGACTTCAATCTCCCTCACAACTGTACGAAGTGCAACAAGGAGTTCAACTATCTGAACCCTGAATCGAACGAGGATTACTACGTAGTCCAGAAAAGAAGCGCCCGCTACCGTGGGGCGACCGCCTCGGTCGTCTACTGTACCGGGTGCGCTCCGTTCGGCAACACGAAAATCCCCACTCAACTCGGCCTTGATGAGTGACGGGGAAGTATTCCTCCGACTCTGCCTGATTCCGCTCGGCGTTCTCGTTCTGAGCTACGGACTCGGAGCGATATACGACTACCTGCGATGCGAATACCGACGCTACAAAAACAATGACTGAAGGAAACCTCAGCTTCGTCCTACACAACGAATCGTTCGACGACCTCGCCTCGATGCTTACCGAGTACGCTCAGATGAAGCGTGTGGTGAGACAGCACGAGGAAGCGGAGCGGGCGGAAACCATCCGCAACACCCTGTACGCACAGCACGCTCACAGCCTACGTTAGCGACAAATTCCTAATGAGTCTCACCGAGTACGCATCGACCAGCGACAGCACCAGCTCACCCGACCGAATTGATGTTATAGTAACGTCCTGCGGCGGCGAGGATATGCCCCGAGCGGCCTACCGTGGTGGCTCGCTCGTGGGGATGGAAAGTACGAAAGCCCGACCACCGAGGGAGATTCCGGTGGAGTTCGTGGATTGGCCGTTCCTTCAAGATGATATTCCGTTCGACCAGAAGTGGGAAGCCCACCTCGATGTGGTGAAACGCGAACAGCCGAAATATGCTGTTGCGCCTGATATTCGAGACGAGTCTGACCTCGATTCTACTCTTGCTAAGGCTGACCGTCTCCGTCGCCACGCAGAGGTTGTTATCGTGGTTCCGAAGGGTGTCAAGCCCGACCGTGTACCCTCTCGGTTCCGCGTCGGACTCCCCGCTCAAGACCGCTTTGGTGGTGTACCGTGGCCTGTATGGGAGTACCGTAACTGCCGAAGCGTTCACATCCTCGGTGGTAGCCCCCACCGACAATTCGAGTTATCCCATTACGTGCCTGTTCACTCCGTGGACACCGCTTCACCGCTGAAGGCGGCACAATTCGGGAGTGTGTGGCAGGGCGATAAGTGGGGTGAGGACGGCTACAACTACTACGACCGCATCGAGCGGTCGATGGAGAACGTTCTACTCTCTTGGAACAAGGACGACCGCGTTGACTCCGCGTTCCTGAACCGGCGACGGCGGGAGGTCGAACACCCACAGACGCCTCCGGTTCTCGAAACCGAACGGAAGGCGCGACCGCACTCCCGAGAAGAACTCTGTATCGGCCCGGACGAGGAACACCCGTTCCCCGGTCGGGCGTATTTCTACCGCGACGACACGCTCTCCTACCCCGAATGGAAGGAGGAATATCGGGGCGAGTCCCCGACTTATCTCTAATTCTCTGAATCTCTGTTTCGGTCGAAACGCCGTCAGCATCCGCTGGCGGTGCGGCACGAATCCAGAGATATGACGAAATGCCGAAAATGCGAAAATAGAGAGCCGATTCCCGGTAAGTCGCTCTGTCACTTCTGTTTGGAGATAGCGAAGAACGCGACAATGCGGGAACGACAACGAGAGAATGAGTAGCACACTATTCAACTACACCGACACACCAGCACCGAAAACAACCCTCGTTGCTCCGATACGTAAATCGGACGTTGTAATCGGCCACTTCGGAGAGGACGCTCACCGTGGTCGGGTGGCTACGTTCCCCCGGAACCGTCACGGAAAGGGGGAGGCCGACCAGCACTACTTCCGCAAGTACGCAGGGTACGCAATCTCCGAGGATGTTCTGAATCAGGTTCAGGGGATGGGCGTCAGTTCCATCTTCATCATCGAGCGCGACGACAGCCGGGTTATCGAGTACGACCCCGTGGCGTTCACGAACGGCGAGGTCGTCGCCTACGACCCTGAAGCGAACACCATCATCGAAGGAGAGGAGCGGATAGAGCGGAACCGCGACGGGTTCGAGGACGTACAATACGTCGCTCCTGAAGCGACGGCGAACACGACGTGGGAGCGTTCTGAGGTTACAATCACCAAACAACGATGAGTCAGAACCAGAGTCACCAGCAAGCCGCACCGTGTGGATGTAACAACCCCCGAATCGCCCCGCAGGGCGGATGCCGCACCTGCCTGAACTGTGGATGGAGCGCCTGTCTCGTTTAAAATGAAAGAAATCTACGTTACGAACACCGAACTGATTTACGAAGACTACACCCCGAAGGTCAAACTGTTCGGTCGAACCGAAGCCGGGAAACCGGACTCTATCGTGGTAGAGAACTTCGACCCCTACTTCTACGTCCCGGCGGAGGAGAAGGGCGAAGTTGACCCGTTCGATAATGACCACATCGAGGGGTATGACGACACCGACTTCACCGGCCTCGTGAACCAAGACGAGCTGGCGAAGGTCGTCGTGAACAACCCGAAGAAGATGGGCGAGGTCGCGTCGTTCTTCTCGAAGTCGTGGGAAGCCGACGTGGACTACACCGACCGGCTCCGAATCGACCTCGGAATCAAGACCGGCGTTCGCGCCCCGTCCGGCAGGGTCACTCCCGACGAGCTTGAGCCGGTGGAGTTGGACGCGCCTCCCCGCGTTCTGACGTTCGACATTGAGACGGACGACCGGGGCGAGGGCTTCCCCGACTACGGGAAGGCTCGAATCCTGAGCATCGTCGCTCACGACAACTACACCGACGAGTACGTTGGCTTCATCGACCTCGACGGTCACGGGCTTGGGGAACGCTTCCCCGACGCAGACCTCGATGCGGTGAGCCACCCGAGCGACCTCGGCCTCGACCACCTCGACCAGCTCAAGTTCGAGCCGAACGAGCGGAAGATGCTCACGGAGTTCGCCAAGTACGTGAGCGAGAAGGACAGCGACCTCGTGGTTGGCTGGAACAGCAACGGGTTCGACACCCCGTTCGTTATCGAGCGGATGAAAGAGCGTGGCGTCAACGCCGACCGCCTCTCCCGAACCGGGAACGCCTACACCGGGTACGGCGGCCCGACGATTCAGGGACGTACCTGCTACGACCTGATGGACGCTTGGAAGGACACCAAGTTCACGAAGGTCAGCGGGGCGCTGGACAACGCCGCTCAGATGGAGTTGGAAGACGCGAAGATTGAACACACGGACAAGGGATTCTACGAGCTGTATTCAGAGAACACCCGCAAGTTCCTCAACTACAACACGAAGGACGTTTTCCTCACGGTCGGTATCAACGAGGCCGCGAACGTCCTCGCGTTCAAGAAGGCGCTGCGCGACACGATTGGTCTGGACTTCGAGCAGACCACGGCGAACAACGAGTTCATCGAGATGATGATTCGCCGGAAGCTCTACGAGGAGGGCTACGCCGGGCCGACCGCCGACCCGCCGGAGGACTCCGGTAAGTACGACGGGGCCTACGTGTTCCCGGCGTTCACCGGCCTCAAGGAGAACGTGGTCGGAATCGACTTGGCAAGTCTGTATCCGAACACGCTCTGGATGCTGAACGCCAGCCCGGAAACGAAGGTTGACCCCATCCACGTCGAAGAACACGACGACGGCCTGTACGCTGTCCTCGAAGAAGGGGGCGACCTCGTGCCGGTAGCGAAGGCGGCCAACGACGTTTACTTCCGACTCGATTTCGACGGCGTGTTCCGCGAACTGGTGGACGAAGCTCTCCGCCTCAAGGAACACGCTGGCGAGATGAAGAAGGACGACTCGCTGAGCGCCGAGGAGAAGGCGAAATGGGGCGAGGAGTATAGTGTCAGGAAGACGATAGTTAACTCTATCTACGGCGTTTTGGGGTGGGTTCGGTTCTTCCTCTACGACTCCGATATTGCCGCCGCTGTCACCCTTACAGGGCAGGCAGTAATCAAGCGAACGGCGAAATACGTCAACGAAGAAAGTATCGCAAATGTGGCATACGGGGATACCGACTCAAATTATATCGAATTTGATAGTTCGATGAATCAGCGAGAGTGCCTCGAAGCCGCCGACACTATCACGGACACGCTGAACAATGAGGTCTACGTCGAACTCGCCGCCGAATACGGGATGCCGACCGACCCGTGCCGGTTCGATATTGAAATCGAGATGTACGCCTCTCGGTTCTTCATGTCCGGCCAAAAGAAGTTCTACGCCTACGTCAAGGTGTGGGACGAAGGGATGGACTATGACGCCCAAATCAAGGACGGCAAGGGCAAGCTCTCCATCTCCGGCTACCCGTGCAAGAAGAACAACACGGCTCAGCTCACCAAGGAGGTTCAGCGAGAGACGCTGGAAACCATCGTTCGCGGCGGCTCGAAGGACGAGATTCGCCGCATCATTCGGGAAGGAGCCGAACGCATTGACGCCTCGAACCCGGACTTCGACCTAATCGGAATCCCCGGCGGCCTCGGAAAAGAACTTGAAGACTACTCGTGGTCTGATGGGACACCGAAGGGAGCTTCGCCCCGAGCGGCGTTCTACGCTAACAAGTTCATCAAGGACTGTAACTTCGGGAAGGGGAACACGGTCAAGCGGGTCTACCTCAAGCACACCACGCTCGGAGAAGACACGCTCGATGTGATTGGATACGAACGGGGGGCGCAGTTGGACGACCTCCGTGACCAGCTCACCGTGGACGTGAAGCGGATGCAAGACACGCTCGTTCGCAACCCGATGGTGGACATCCTCGAAGCGGTGGACATTGACGTTGACGCCGCGATTGAGGGACAGTCGCAGACCGGCCTCGCCGCGTTCTGCTAAAGACTCAAATAGAAGTCTTTAAGTCCTTGCTCCACGTCTATTAGAGTGAGGAGCGACTTCTGCGAGATTCTAACCAGAGAGATACATCTATGAGACGCTATCAAACCGTTACTGAAGACGAAATCGCATCACTACTTGCTGACGTTCTCAGCGACGTACTACGAGAGGACTGTCGCATCGAGGGGTTTCAGGAAACCCATCACTACCAGCCGGAAATGACCGAAATCGAGTTTTCCGTTTCTTACTACCACGAATGAAAGTCGAACTCAAGGCAGAATACAGCACGCAGAACCCCGACGACGTTCCGGTACTGGCCGCTCGGGGCGACTACATGAGCGAATCTCTCGTCGGTAAGACCGTCGAGGACGCGCTCGAAGGGACGCCCAAGAGCCACGAGGAACTACTCGGTGAACTACTCCGACGCGGCCACTTCGGGCCGTTTGAACACATCCAAGCGTTCTTCGCTGTTGAAGGACTCTCGCGGTCGGCTATGGCTCAGGTGACGCGCCACCGTCACATGAGCTTCGACGTTCAGAGCCAGCGGTATTGCGACTTCTCCGAGAAGGACATAGTGATTCCGCCGGGTGACAAGAAGAACCCCGGAGCCGAAGACGTGGTTCTCGGTCAGTACGACGGCCCGGCTCAGGACTTCACCGGGAAGGACGCCCTCGAAGGGCATTTCCTCAACTCGGTGGAGCTGTACGAACGGCTCATCGAGCAGGGGATGGCGAAGGAGGACGCTCGGTTCGTTCTCCCCATCGGGGTTGAGGTTGACATGACGTTCTCCGCGAACGCTCGGACGCTGATGCACTTCTTCGACCTTCGGAAGAACATGAAGGCCCAATGGGAGGCCCGCGAGTTCGCCACGAAGGTTCTGGAGGAGTGTAAGGAGTGGTCGCCGCTCGTGTTCAACGCCTACGAGGAACACCTAAAAGGAAACAGCCTTCGCGCACCATGATTCTGTCACAGCACGACATTCAGCACGCGATTAGCCGTGGCGACCTCGGGGCGACTCGGGGTGGCGGGAAGCCTCTCGCCGTCGAACCCGCCTCGATGGATTTGCACCTCGGAGACGAGCTGAAGATTCCATCCGCGACCGGCGTGGTGGAGGTGGACGACCGGGACAGCTACCCGGCCCACTACGAAAGAACCAGCGAGCTTTCGCTCTCTCCCGGCAAGTTCGCGCTGGCTCACACCGAGGAGAACATCACCATCCCCGACGACAAGGTGGGTATCCTCCACGGACGTAGCTCGGTCGGGCGACTCGGCCTGTTCATCCACAACGCGGGCTTCATCGACCCCGGCTTCCGGGGGCAGGTGACGCTCGAACTGTTCAACGCGGCTCCGTATCCCATCAAGCTACGAGAGTCGATGCGGATTTGCCAGCTCGCACTTCACGATATGAAGACCACGCCGGACGTGGCATACTCGGAGGAAAACGGGAACAAATACAACGACCAGACCGGGCCAACCCCGTCGCGTCTCTACGAGGACTTCGATGAATCGGCTTGAGCAAGTCCACGAGCTTCTGGAACAGACGAAGCTCGGGGAGGAACCCATCAAGAACGGAGTCGCAGGCGATATTGGGGAACTCAAGCACTTCGTTCCCGAGGTTGAACCCTCTCGGGATGTTCGGTTGGCTCGCCACCTGAACGCACTCCTTCAGGAGCTTCCCGACGACGCCTTCTCCCCGGAGACGTTCCACGAGCTGTATCGGATTCGGAACGAGGTGGAGAAAGAAGCTCGCCGGGATATTCTCGAACGGTGTGAGGTTGACTCGATGGAGTTGGCTAACTTGAAGTCCTACGATGCTCACGACCCCATCTCGAAAATCCGGTTCAGTATCTCCGAGTCTGAGTATCGGCAACACTCTGACCCGGTGGAGACGGCGAAGGAGTGGCTTGCTCGGGCCGTGATTGAGCCGTGACGAACGGACTCATCGAGGTCGTTACCGAACCCGGAGACTCCGACTTTGAGTTTCCGCCGCTGTTCCAAGAACAGTCCTACCACTACGACGTGACGGACTTCTACTGGACGAAAAGCGGGGACGTAGCCCACTACATTCGGTTGAAGAACGACGAGGACTTCAACTGGCCCCCCACGGTTGACGTGGGAATCAACATCATCGAAGTGAATGACGACACCTACCATTCCCGACGACGCGAAGGTTCAAGCGATAACTGACCACAACGGAAACGTCTGCGGCTACCTATTCGGTCGGTACGAGCTTCCGTGGCCTCTCATCGAGATGATTGAGAAGGACGTTCCGACGACCGGCTACCACGGTGTGAACTACCACACAAGACCAATCAAAAAATGAACTGGAGAAAGATTCTACTTACTCTCGCGGTTGTATCGACTATTGCTCTCGCTGGTTGTGTTGCTGAACAGCCCGAGGAATCACCGATTAAGGCGGATGCTTCTGACGCTACGGAGGTCTACGAGGACAACCAGAAGTCCGTTGACCGATTCATCGACCGGGAGGCTGGCGTCGTGTGCTACGCTTCTGTTGCCTACGACGGCGGTGGCCTCTCCTGCGTTCCCATCAGCGAGACGAACTTCGGGAATAGATGAAATCCAAGAACGCCTATTTTTATTCGTTCTACCTCGGATTTGCGACTCAGGCGTTCTTGCTCCTGTTCTTGGAGGTTGCGTTCTACGGGGTGTTGGTTGCTTCGCTTCTGAATATGCTGGCGACGATGTTCGTCTATCCGTGGTTCTTCGTCTGTCTGATGAAGGGTTCGTGGTCGGTTCCTCTCCGGTTTTTGGAGCCTCCCCAGTAGCCCACCAAGACTTAAATCAGCATCTTTAAGTCATATAGTACCGTATCGGTACTATACGACGAAACATCCGAATAAGCTCGCGCGAGCGCATAACGCGGGCGAAATATCTATCTTAGATATATACTCTTAGTAGTTACCTACTGATAGTTACCTACTTTGAGTTTTACCACATCGAGGTTGTTCACTCAACTAAGACAGTACCGTAGTAGAACACTCAGAGTTATACACTCTATCTAAACAGAACCTAATGATTGTAGAAGGAGACAGTACGACAGCAGAGGTACACCTACCAGAAGAAGAAGTGGAAGACGGACTCCGAGACGAGATACAGGAGATGGTTGACCACGAGGCGTTCCAGAACCCGGTGAAGTTCATGCCGGATTGTCACGGGGGACTCGGCCCCGCGTGTATCGTCGGGTTCTCGATGCCGCTGACTGACCGCGTGATTCCGAAGACGGTCGGGGGCGACATTGGGTGCGGGATGACGGCGGCCCGCCTCGATGTGTTGGATTGCGACTACCCCTCCGACATAGACGACTTCCGTGAGGTGAACAAGGAGGTGCGCGACCGGATTCCGATGGGGACGGGTCGCGTTCACAAAGAACCGCAGGTGGACTTGGAGTGGTCGTTCCCGTGGTGGAAGGCCAACGAGAAGCTACTCCACTTCTACGACGCGATGGACTTCGACTACGAGAGCCGCGACGAGGGGATGTTCAACCCGGACTACTTCGAGAAGATGTGTACCCGAGTTGGAGCTGGAAGACGGTACGCGCTCCGCTCTCTCGGGACGCTCGGCTCCGGTAATCACTTCATCGAGTTGGCTGAGTCCGAGCTGACCGGCGACCTGTGGGTAGTCGTTCACTCCGGCTCCCGCAACCTCGGTCAGAAGGTCGCGGCGTACTGGCAGGAGAAGGCGACCGAACACCGTGACGCCGACGTGAAGTGGGGCGAGATGAGCGAGCGGTTGAAGCACTACACGAACCGAGACGGCTCCCCCGATTGGGAGAAGATTCGCCTCTACAACGACGGCGAGGAAATCGAGCGTATCGGCTCCGAGATTGAGTCGTACTCCCCGGACTCGAACCGGAACAAAGACCTCGACTACCTCGAAGGCCGCGAAGCCTACGGGTACTACTACGACATGATGCTCGCTCAGACTTACGCGAGCTTCAACCGCCTGCTGATGGTTCAGGAGGTGGCCGAAACCCTCGATGCGTCGATTACCAAGTTCCTCAACTCCCCGCACAACTACGTGGACTTCGAGGACATGGTGATTCGGAAAGGCTCCACCCGCGCTCAGGACGGTGAGCTGTTCACCATTCCGATGAACATGGAGGATGGAACCTTGCTCTGTCAGGGGCGCGGAAACCCCGAGTTCAACTACTCGGCTCCCCACGGCGCGGGACGACTCGGTTCCCGTGGATGGGCGCGGTCGGAGTTCGACTCCGACGAGACTCGAAAGCGGATGTATGACAACGGGACGTACTCTGCTCGGGTTCCGGGCGACGAAGTGCCTGAGGCATACAAGCCGATGGAGCTTATCGAGGAACACATTACCCCAACTGCCGGGGTCGTTGACCGGCTGAAGCCCGTGATGAACTTCAAGAAATGAGCGATTCAGAGTGTGTCGTCTGTGGTGAGCCGGTGAAGTTCCCACTTACTCAAAGTACGTGTTCTCCTGAGTGTCGCCATGAGTTTCTAAACACAATGGCTGACTACGTGACCGCGTTCCCGAATCACACAGACGGCCAATACCAGAAAGCGAAGGCGTATCTCGATTAAAAGAATACAGTAGTGTTTGCCACCCCCGACCCCCTGTGGTCGGGGGTCTTTTTTTATTATAGGAATAGCTTTTTCAGAACCTACTACTGAATATCAGAATATGGCATCTGAGGAACCAGATGGTGTGATGACATTAGAACTGTCCGGCGAACAGGGACTCCACGCCTTCAACCGATTCATCGAGGAGACGGGGTTCAGCGATACCATTGACAACATCAAGGTCACAATCGAGGCCGACTCTCCGGTTGATTTGACGAAATACATCACCGGGGAGCAAATAGAGGAACGAGAGTCAGAACCACCCGACGCGGTTTCATTTGAGGAAGGCTCTCGCACCCGGATGATGGCGGAGTTTCTGTACGAACACAACGGGGAGGAATGGCACACGACGACTCAAATTAAGGACGAACTCACCGAAGATTGTGGGATTGCCCCCGACGATGTGAGCCAAATTCTGTGGGAGCTATCAGAGCGTGACGTGGTTGAGAAGCGCCCCTTCGATGGGGATGGTCGGAAGAAGGAGTACCGCTTGAACGACCTCGGGGTTCGCTCGGTCGAAGCTATCTGACTACCAGATTTGTTCGACCGCGCTCCCTCGGGTGTCCGAGTCCGAGTGGAGGTACTTCATCGTCGTCGTTACGGACTTGTGCCGGAGCTGTTCTTTCGCGTGGTGAGGCCCGACGTGGTTCGCCCAGTACGTTGCGACCCCGTGACGGATGCTGTACCACGACACTTCGGCCTGCCGGTGTTCTGGAATCGGTACGTCTCCCGACTCGATGATTCGGTCAAGGAGGCCGTTACACGAGTCGGAGGTGTAGGGGCGGGCTTTCTGCGTGAGCCATAGCTCGTCCCGACCGTCGTACTTCTCCATCGTGTCGCGCTCGTCTATCCAGCGTTCGAGTGCCTTCGCTGTGCGCTTCTGAATCGCGCAGTTCCAATGGCCGACGTTCTTCGTGGATTCGTCCTTCGGGATGTTCAGCTCGTTATCTTGGAGGTTCACCCACGACACCTTGGCGCGTCCAACCTCGATGGGTCGAAGTCCCGTATCGAGAGTCGCGGCTATCATCGAGGGGTATTTCCACGAGTTTGCTTTCTTGAACTCCTCTGCCCCGACTTTCTCTTTCGGGACTTGAAGCCGCTGAGAGACGTAGGTTTTCAGCTCTGCTCGTTCCTCCGGCGTACACGAGTAGTAGCTCTTGACCGACGAGTGGTGAAGCGCGGCTTGGTATAGCGGCTCGAACGCGGCGCGTCGGAGGTAGTCGCGTTCGTCTCCGCCGTTGGATTGGCTGAGTTCTACGTCCAGTTCCCAATCGTACTCCTTCCCGCGTGCGTGGTTACAGAAACGGAAGTACCGCTTTATGTCCTTGGCGTGGTGGAGTACGGTGCTGTCAATCATCGAGTCGGCTTGATTCAACAGCGAGATGAATTTATCCGCGTGTTCGGGCGTGAAGGTGGTGGTGTATTGGCCCTCGTATTTCCATAACCAGCGGAAGACGGTTTCGAGCTTGTAGTGGGTACTCTCAAGGGTGGTGGGGGCCAGCCCTTCGTACTTGTCGGGGTTCTTCCCGTAGTTGCCGAGCCACGTCAGGACTTCCTCTTTGAAGTCGTGGTAGTCCTGTATCATATTGAGGCCGAACTGTTCGAGGTCTTCTCGGGAGCGTTGGCTCACGAGGGGGAAGCCAAACTCGATGGGTTCGGGCGCGGGTGGTATATTCTCGGATGCCGCGCTCATTTCCACACTATCGAGGGGGTCGTTGCGGTTCATCGTCCGTTCCCCACGCTCTGTGTTCCCGCGCGTGCGGGGTTACACGTTATAGTGTCCTGACAATTCACGGAATCGCACGACGGCGCGGGGGTGGCCGTTTGTGGGTAGAGTGCTTTCTTGGTTCGCATTGTTACGTGTCCAAGAAGCACGCAAAATGGGGTGAGAAGCCCCACGAAGGCTGAAAGCCTGAGGGGGGATTTGAACCCCCGGTCTCGTCCTTACCAAGGACGCGCTTTACCGAGGAGGCCTTCGGCCCTGAAAGGGGCTACCTTTGCCGGTAACACCCCGTCCTGCGTGCCTCTGTACCACCTACTACCAATCCTACTTATAAAAAACAAGGGGGTATAGGGCCGTATGCCGTGCTTGTAATGCTCCGTTTCCACAACCGAGTGTGGGGAAATAAAGTCCAAACCAACACCCCCCCTTTTATAAGCCCACGGTGTGTGGTTCTTTATATGCAATTCACCCCGAAACACCTCGCCTTCCTCGAACACGAGATGGAGCAAATCAAGGACGACCCCGACCGAGACTACGAAGACCGAACCATCGCTTCCGAAATCTTCGGCAAAGTCGAAGGCGAAATCGAGTGGGAGAAAGAACGCCAACACAACGGCAACGTCTCTCCCGAAGAAATCTTCTCCTGAATTACCGCATCGAGGTTTTTCTCTCTCCCAAGTCGTCGCTGTGACATAATTTATAGTCCCGACCTCCAAATCACGTAGTATCCAATGTCTGCTACGGAAGATGGAATAACCGACTTGATGGCAGATTACCTCCGAGACAACGGGGTAAATGCCGCTACGCAGGTTTCCATTTCGACACCCGGAACCCGCTCTCAGCCCGACTTCCAAATCAAGGTCAACGGAATGACCTTCGTGGGTGAAGCGAAATGGGAGGATAAGAAATGGGAAGGTTTCGGTGAGGCGAGAGACTACGGCCAGCTCACAGGGGTAGAAGGTACATTCCTCATTTGTTATCCCGATAAACTAAAACAAGATGGCGGTCAGGCGCGGCTCACAGATACAGCAGAGTCCGTTCTCAGCGGCCACAAATTCTCCTGCGCTTTTCTCCGCCGAGACTCTCCTACCGATATTGTTAGCCTCTCGTTGGACGAAATCCCTCGATGGCTTGATTCACACATCAAGAACGAGCGGAAACCTGAACCCGACCCGGACGAGGTTGTTTCCGTCCTCCGACAGACGGCGTACCGCCTGAACGAGGAACTGGAAACTGCACCAGAAGAAAACCTGTTCCGTAACGTCCTCGGTGCGTCCCCGGAAGGAGAGGAAGAACGGGAAGCCGCGAAGAAGACAGCAGGATTCCTTCTCGTCAATCAAATCACGTTCTACCGAGTTCTTTCCTCAGCACAGCAATTTCCTGAGATAGACCCTGATAAGCTCGGCTCGCCACAAGACCTGAGCGAATACTTCGACCTCGTACTCGAAGTTGACTACACTCCGGTATTCTCATTCAGGATTGCGGAAGACTTGCCTCAAACCAGCATCACCATCCTAATTGATGCTATCAAGTCCATCTACGCCCTTCGTCCTGAGTCAATCACGCACGACGTACTCGGAAAGGTCTTCCACGAGCTAATACCCATAGAAGCGAGGAAGCGGGTCGCGGCTTACTACACGATGAACAAGCCGGGGCAGATTCTCGCTGACCTCAGTATCGACTCGTCTAATTCTAAAATCCTTGACCCCGCGTGTGGGAGCGGAAGTCTTCTCGCGGCGGCGTACAGCCGTAAGAGGTCGTTGGTGGATAGCGAATTTACCGAAAAGATGCACCAACAGTTCGTAGAAAAAGACATTACTGGAATCGACGTAATGCCTTTTGCGGCTCATCTGAGCTGTATCCATCTCGCTCTCCAAGCTCCTATCTACGAAACTGACGAGGTGAACATCGGCATTGAGGACTCTACTAAACTCGCACCGGGAAGCACCATCAGCCCTCTCTCGTTTGTTCTACCACAAAAAGACGAACAACGAGGTCTTGCCGAGTTCGCAGAAGGGCAAAAGCCGGACGTGAGCGAGGATGCGATTGAGGCCGGTAGCGTGGCGATGGACGCCGCGATTGGTCAGGAGATGGAGCTGAAGACAATGGATACCGTCATAATGAATCCACCTTTTACTCGGCAAGAGTCTGTCGCAGGATTCGCTGACGGATACAAAGACCGGCTCCGTGACCGATTCTCCCGACGAGACAACAAGGGCCACATCCACGGGAAGATGAGTTACTGCTCATACTTCCTCTATCTCGCAGACAAATTCCTCGATGAAGGTGGCCGTATAGCGGCTGTCATTCCGGCTACTGTCCTCAACAAATCTACCGACAGCGGTGTTCGGGAGATGCTACTAAACGACTACGATATTGAGTATATTTTCGCACGAGAAGACAACCCCAACTTCTCCGAGGATACTGACCTTCGAGAAGTAATGATAATCGCCCGAAAGGGGAATACAGAGGACGCAAGCACGACCTACGTTTCCCTTGACGGATTAGATGTAGATAGTTCTCTGATTCGGAACGTCTCTGAACAACTCAAAGACGAGAAAGCCGGAGAGGTCGAAACCATCGAGGATGGTTCATCCACCGCTACGGTTTGGCGTGTTCCGAGGGAGCAGATGGACACTCACAATCTGTTCTCTCCGTTCGCAGTCCAGAACCACACCTTGTTCCAGCTATGGGGAGATATACTCGAACGAGAAGATAATCTCACGCAGATACAGCACCTTGATGCTGGCCTAACACGAGGCGGTAGTAGTCACCCGTGGACGGGTGGATGTATTGGTGCGCCCGACACAAACCTTCGGAAAAACGACGTGTGGCGCGTTCAGTCAGCGGATGATAATGAGCTTGAAGTCAAGCACAGACACGTCGGAGAAACAGTAACTATTCCCCGTGACGCAGTTGAGCCATACTTCCTTCGGAAGCCGTACAGACAGAAGCTCGATATTACAGAACTCGAAGAACATACCGTCGTCCGTGAATTTGCCGAACTTGATAGATTCCTCTCGTTGGCAGAAGAAGATGTGATTCCTGATGGGTGGGAGTCTCACATAGTCGATAATGCCGCACACACATCTATTCCAGAAACAGTAGACTTGACCGCGCCCGGTACGTCTCATATCGTCTACTTCACCAGCGAGCCACGAGTGTCTCACCGAATGTGGATGCACTCAGACCTCAGCGAAGCTGAGTCGAAGGTTCTCTCCCTTTGGTTTGATTCCTCGTTCGGCCTATTACAGATGCTTCTCACCCGCGTTCCCGGTCGTGGTGGGTGGACGAAGTATCGAAAATACACCCAAAATAGGTTCTATACTATCCATCCCAACCGGCTATCTGACGAGGAAAAATCTGAGCTGATGGACTGCTTCGGGGATGTTCACGACGTTGAGGCTCCGAGTCTCGTCAAGCAAATGGCGAGGAACGTCAACCCCGATAACCTCTCCGACGAACAGACAAAGGCATTGGAGCGCCACTTCCCCGAAGCGGAGGATGAACTCGGGGAAGGATTCGAGCCGAAGAAGACGCTCGATGAGACAATCCTCTCCGTTCTCGGGTTCGGGGAAGACCGGACAGAAGAAATCCTTGAGACAATCTACGTAGACCTCCTCATCGAGCTGGTAGAACTCAAGGAGATGATGGACTAAACGCAAAAAATCCCCCACCGAGCCGTAAGGCCCGATGGGGGAAGCTTGCTAACTGATTACCTCAGTCTACTTGCACGGCGAGTACCAACACTCGGGACACACCGCACAGTCGTCCGTCTTCTCAAGCTCACCGTCACCACACTCCGGGCAGGTGAGCGTATCCGAACCCACGTCGTCCTCTCCGACGATACCGAGCTGAACGGCGGCTTTCTCGCTCACTTCACCCTTGAGGTATAGTTCGAGCAGGTCGTCGTCACGCTCCTCCTCGTCGTCCAGATTGTTGTCCACACGAGTCGTAAGCACCTGTTCGTCCCGAGAGCCGTCCCGGTACACGGTGAGGCCCTTGATAACCGCACCACGTCGGTTCTTATCGAGGGCGAGCTGGTAGGCGTCCGCCACGTCGTCGTGTGTCGCTTCGTTCGGGAGGTTGACCGTCTTGCTGATGCCTGAGTCGCAGAACTCTTGGAACGCTCTCTGCATCAGCCCGTGCTGTTCAGAGGACAGGTCTTGCGTGGTCACGAAGATTTCCGCGACCTCCTCAGGGATGGAGAGGTCGTTGACCCCCTCAAACTCGTTGTTCCGCATCAGCCGCTCGGCTTCCTCCTTGATGCTCTCCACATCGAGGTCGTTCGCTTCGAGCGTCCGAAGGAAGTAGTCGTCAAACTCCACGAGCAGGTCGTCGCCCTGAATGTCCTCGCTGACGTTCTTGAAGTTCGCCACGTTGTATGCAGGCTCACACCCACCCGTCGTGTTCGCCAGCATCGAGGTCGTCCCGGTCGGGGCGATTGTCGTGATGTTGTGGTTTCGGATGGGGAACCCTCCCTTCCAGTCGTTCGGGTCAAGTCCGGTACGGGCCGCGAACCACTCGTCGTACTCGGTCGGGTCGGCGTACTTCGACTTGTCCCAGTAGGAGAACACACCGCGCTCCTTGGCGAGATTGTGAGACGCCCACGTTCCCTTCCGGTCGATATACCGCATGACGGCGCGAGCCATCTCGTAGGAGTCCTGCGTCCCGTAGGGAATCCCCATCTGGAAAAGCATCTGAGCGAAGCCCATAATGCCGAGTCCGATTTTCCGCATCCCGTTGACGCGCTCGGTAATCTCAGGGATGGGGAAGTCGGACTGCGTGACCACGTTATCGAGGAATCGAGTACCCGCCTCGATGGTTCGATTCAGGTCTTCAAAGTTCGTGACCTCCTCGAAGTACCACTCCACGGCTTCGCGGGTGGAAAGGTCGCCAGTAGCGATTGAATCCAGCTTGTCGCTCAGAAACTCGTCGTAGGTCGGGGCGTCCTCGTTCAGCATCAGGCTGAGGTTGATGTGGCCGAGGTTGCACGCCTCGTACTCCACGAGCATCTGCTCGGCGCAGGGGTTAGTCGCGTTCATGCGGAACTCGGGGTACTTCTCCACGTCGAAGGAGTGCTGGCGGTTCGACTCCTCGAAGTTGAACAGGCCCGGCTCACCGTTCCGCCACGCCCCGTCAATCATCACGTCCCAAATGAACGCGGCGGGAAGCTCCATCGGCTCACCCACGTCGAGGCGAAGACCCTCGTGGCCCTCCCACTTCTCGCGGAGCGTCACGCGCTCCCCGAACAGCTCACACTCGATTTCGTCGGCGTAGTCTCGCCACAGGTTCTCCGCGACGATAGCTCCCTCACCGTCGTCAAAGGCGTCACGCGGATTGTCCTGATACTCGGGGGAGTAGAAGTGGGCCGACGCCTCTCGGACGGTGTACGGCTCCTCGTAGTCCGTCTCCGGGTCGAACAGCGTGTAGGAGTCCTGAGCGTCAACTGCCTCGATGAAGCTATCCGTCGTAGCGACCGAGATGTTGAAGTTCGCAAGGTCGCCCTCGTTCCGCTTCGCCACGATGAACCGGCCAATGTCCGGGTGGTCGGCGCGGAGAATACCCATCTGAGCGCCACGACGCTTCCCGCCCTGCTTCACCTGATTACACGTCTCATCGAAGACTCGCATGAAGGACACCGGGCCGCTCGCTTCGCCGCCCGTGGAGTTGATGAACGCGCCCTTCGGTCGGAGGTGGGAGAAGGCATACCCGACGCCGCCTCCGCTCTGGAAGATGAGAGCGGCCTGCTGAGCCGTCTCGAAAATATCTTCCATGTCGTCGCGCGGCTCGATTACGAAACAAGCAGAGAGCTGGTTCATGTCCGTCCCGGCGTTCATCAGCGTCGGGCTGTTCGGCATAAACCGGAGCGTCTTCATCTGGTGTTCAAACTCGTCAGCCCACGTTTCGTAATCCTCGTCGGATACCTCGGCCCCTGCGACGTTCTCAGCGACTCGTCGGAACAGGTCGTCAGCATCCTCGATGATGTTACCCTCCGAGTCCTTTCGGAAGTAGCGGGCCGGGAGGATACCGTGGAGGGCGTTGTCAGTAAGGCGTTCTTCTACGGTGAGAGAATCGTCGGCGGTCTTGATAGGAGTTTCAACAGTCTGTTCTTCGGTTTCGGTTTCAGTAGTGACTACGGACATTTTGTGTATAGTATAGTAGTATAGTAGGTGGACTACTCAGAGTGATTCACTACATCGAGGTGTTTGTTCTATCTCAGTCTCAACTAAGTGAATCAGTTAGATGGAAAAAGGCCCCACACTACCCAATCAGGTAGTGTGGGGTGGATTTTGAGTGAACCAGTTAGGTTCGCTTCGTCGCAAGCTCCTCACTCTAATAGACGGTAACTAAAGACTTAAAGATACCGACTTTGTTCTTAGAGTGTTAGTCGTCTGTCGGGAGGAATCGGTCGATTATCTGCTCGATTCGACCGCGTTTGAGTGCCAATGCCATGAAGAAGCCGAGCGCCCAAGCTACGAGGGGCGGAGTGTTTGCGAGTTCAGGTATCATATTGTTGAGTATTAAAGACTCAAAGAGGAATCTTTAAGTCCTTAGCTCACGTCTATTAGAGTGAAGATGGATTTTTCGAGTGTAACCAGCGCCGTTAGTGACCTCTCTACCAAAGTTCGTCCTGACGGTACGCCAGCAGAAGAAGAACCGGAAGAAGACCAGCTCATCGAGTTCGTGACCGAAGAAGAACTGTACGGGGCGATTCCCGAGCCGATTCCGGCGAACAAGGTTCTGCCGGACTGGTATAAGAAGCTCGGCCAATACGTTAGCAGAGAAGACGACGGGGGTTCGACTAACTCCCGCTCCCAACTTTCAAATTCCACAGTCAAGCGTTGCGCTCCGTTTATGGAGGCAATGACTATGGGATGGATTATACCCCTCTCCGCTGAGGTAATGTTCAGAGCGGAAAACGGATACGTGGAATACGAGTGGGAGTTTCAGCGAGACATGATTTCGTCTCACAGTATGGGACAAGTTGGGGGTGAGATGTTCCCGAAGCACGAGTGGCCTATTCTTAAGTTCCACAACTGGTGGTGTATGAAGATTCCAGACGGATACTCTGCTCTCATCACTAACCCGCTGAATCGCCCCGGACAGCCCTTCACACCTTTCTCGGGCGTCGTAGACCTCGATAACTACTTCAACTACGTGAACGCGCCGTTCATGTGGACGGGTGGCGACTTCGAGGGAGTCCTCGATGCCGGAACGCCAATCGTTCAGGTAATTCCGTTTAAGAGAGACGCGATGCTCACCGACGCGACCTCACGCCCAATGACGGACGAAGAAGCCCTCGAACAGCAACGGACTCAGACGGAGCTTGGCTCACACGTATCGACGTACCGCGACCGTCGCTGGCAGGCAAAGCCGGGGTCGCGGATGCTACCCTCTGAAGCAGTAGGGTCAGATGATGAATCTGAAGGCTCGTCCTGTCCCTTCCACCGAAAATAATTAGCTACTATTCTTGCCGGACAAGGAACGTCTCCTTGTCTAAGTAATCCCGCGCAATATCAACGCCAGCGGCGGCGCTGAAGTTCTCTGCGCGGAGATGAGCGACCGGAGCCGAACGCCAATCGTCTTCGTAGTGGGCGTACATCTCGCGGCCTTTCTGCCCATCCGCTCTCTTGAACATCGTTACGTGAAGTTGCATCCCCGGAGCAACGTAGTCGGGGGCGTCCTCTGGAATGAGAACCCACGACCCTTCGCTCTCGCGCCCATCGGGAAGCGACTTGAAACACGCAATCGGATTCCGGCGGAAACCAGCATCGACCAGCTCCAACTCGATGCTTTCCTCCCCTTCTGAGAACGCACCGACGTACTGATTCAGTCGCGTCTCACCGACGCCATATCCGCCGAACGGGGTTAGGAACGGGTGTAGTCGTGGATACAGCCACGCTCGTAGACCCTCTTGCCAGTCGTCGTCACTATCGAGTAGAAATCTCGGGAACATAGAAAGAAAAAGAACCCCGGCTTACGCCGAGGTAGAACCGTCAGTTTCCGCGTCAGCACTACGCTGTGATTCAGAACCAACGTCTTCGCCGCTCACAACGTCCCACATATAGGATACCGCTTTCTCAAGCGAATCCAGTTGTACCTGAACGTCAGGAGCCTCCTTAGAGGATTCCTCCTGATAGGTGAGAATCGCGTCAGCAATCAACTCTTTCCGCTCTCGGTTCACCAGAGCGCGGTCAACAGCACTCGAACCCTCATCAGAGACAATCCTGCTATCGAGATAGGATTCCTCAATCGTCGGGTCAACTTCAACTTCATCAACCCGAGGGTCACCCATATCGTTTCCATCGTAGCCCGGAGGGACTACCAGAACAGTAATTTCCTGAACCATTTTACAGCAACTCCTTAATATCGTAGAGGAACGTCACGCCCTCCTGTCCGTTCTTTCCTGCGTTCGAGTTGAAGTTCGACCCATCGCGGCGCTGACCGCCGGGGATACCACCACTACCTCCCGTTAGGTCAAGGTTCGGAGTCTTGTCGGTGAACCCAATAACGAGGCCACCGGCTCCACCACCGCCACCACCGCCGTCACGCTTCGATTCTGCGTAGGAGAAGTTCGTCGTGTTATTAGATTCAACATTTCTTCCTTCGACTTTGCTCCAATAACCATCTCCACCATTGCCGCCCCGTGCGGAGATTGTAACATCGAGTCCAACGTTCTCAGAAACAAGAAGGATAAAGCCTCCAGCACCCCCACCAGCACCAGACTGTCCTCCTTTAATTTGAGCATACCCGTTAGAGTTGTAGTTTGCATCGCTGTTGTTGTCGATGTAGTGGTTGTCATAGGCTTGGTCGTCGTCGCCATTACCACCAGCTCCACCCTTTGAGACGAAGCTACCACCAGCACCACCACCACCTCCGCCAACATCTACACGATAGGTGGCGTAGTTATTATTCCGAGTGGGGTCATCGAGAGTTTTATAACCACCACCAGCACCAGAACTACCAGAGCCGGGTAGAATAGTGTCGAGAGGACTCTGCGTAATGTAAGCGCCGGAGATGAGGTAGTCCTCGATGTATGACTTCAGATTAGAGTCATTATAGATAGTAGAGCGTGCGCTTCCAGCGCCTCCACCATTTGTATTCCCGTTCCAGTTATTCTCTATATCATCGTGTGCGCTGGAACCTTTAGAGGCTCCAGTTCCACCGGAACCACTCGCTCCGGTAGCCGGGATGCTGTATCCAGCACCCATACCCCCATTATTTCGATTGCCGACATTGTTTCCACTTGCACCGGAAGAACCATTTGTTTGAATGACTCCAGTTCCGGTGATATTTCGAGCCATCAACTCAAGGTTCCCACCCGAATTACCACCCTTCGGGCCACCACTTCCATTACCGGAAATGTCCTTCTGAACAACGATTTCGCCGTCAACCTTCAGAGTGTCCCTGACCATCAAACGGCATCGGGATGGGAGAGTGAACGTTACACCCTCCTCAACGGTGAGATTTTCGTACTCAAGAACGGGAGTATTCTTGGTAGTATTCGTAGTAATCGTTACGTCGCCAAGCTGACCGCTTCCGTAATTAACCATAGTTTAGAAATTGCGTGTTATTGCCGTCGAGCGAGCCGCGTGTGGCGGTATCGCGCCCTCATATCCATCGCCTTCCACTCCTCCTTTTCCTCGTTCGAGATACCGCTATCTCCGGGCCGCATCGTCCACCTGCGGAACACCGCATCGAAGGAGGGATTGTTAGCCATATCCTCCCGGCTAATCCGAACGCGGAACTGTGGGTTCAACGACCCATCAACTGCCGCGCTGAGGTCGCCGTTGTTGTCCACGTCAGGAATGAGGACATTACCGTTCTCGTCCTCCACGTCGATGATTACGGACTCTCCGGCGAGGGTCTTGGTGTACCGAACCAAGTCCCAATCCCTAATCCGTTCGTCCGGGGACGGGAACTTCACGACCGCTTCGCCGTACTCCCGAGCGCCCGTGTGAATATCGTCAACGTAGACGTTCCGGGTGTTACCGGAATTTGCCGCGTTATTGTCAACTCGGAACTCGTCCCATCCAGAAGACGCACTTTCCAACGAGTAGGTTCCATCGAGAACCCCGTCGATGTAGAGGTCGTACTGGTCGTTGACGAAGTCCCAATCGAACTCGTAAGCGTGGGTCGTCCCCACGTTCCAGCTCGCCATCAACTCGGTCGTACCGCTACCAGTAAACAGCTCAACGTTTCCGTCACCGTCGTTATACTGGATACGGAGAATCCGAGTCGTCCCGTTGAAGACCTCGATACCAACGAAATCGTTGATGTTCGCGGTGTCAGATTCCACCTGAACAGCCACTTCGAGGTCTTGGATAATCGGAGCTTCCCGAGAGAGGTGGGGAGTCGCACGCTCTCCGTTTGCCTGAATTTGAAGTGACTGTGTTCCAGAGAGAACTGTTCCCGACTGAGCCGAGAGGAAAGATGTTCCGTTCGTCCAAGACCACATCTCGTGGTTCGCTTCGTATGTTTCCTCGAAGTCAGCGACGGTCTGCTCGTTGATGAGCATAATCCGACCATCCTTCGTGAGATTCGTTCTCGGAACCGTCTCGTGGAGAACATCGAGGTCGCTGTGGGCCATCGAGTCGTATTCCTGATAGCCGATTTCGGGGAACACGTCATACCGGGAGCCGTCAGAGACGAACAGAAGGTGGTTACTGTTCTTGAACCACGTTGTCCCCTGCGTGTTCTCGGTCGGGTTGTCCGACTGAATGAACTTGAACCCACCAAGCTGTTCGGGGGACTTCCCCTGAATCGTCTCGGCGTCAGCGACCTGCCCATCGTTGTCCGGGTCGATGAGATTAGTGAGGTCGATGAGATGCTGAACGTCCTCGATGAGATTGTGAACGAGGAAGTTATCGTAGTGGGTGACGGGCGGGTTTTCCTTCGTGTACCTGTACCCATCAGGGAACTCAGCCCGCTCGTTAGCGGTAGCTCCCCACGTCTTTAGCTTAGAAGTGTACGCCATTTATTGAATCAGTCCTCCTTTTGTCCCGCCCTCGCCGGTCGGGTTGCCCTCGGAGTCAAGAGCGTCGTAGCCGCTTTCGTATCCGTTCCAGTTCCCGCTCTCGAAGTCCTCCTCCGTCTTGTAGCGAAGCGAGCCGTTATACTGAGTCTTCACCGTCGTCCCGACCGGCGCGAGCTTCCGGGCGACCTTCGAGATTTCCTCACCCGAGAGGTCGATGTTCTGAACGTCGTCGTGGGGGAGAAGGAAACAAACCACTCGGTCGTGAACTTCTCCAAAGAGGAACCGCCAGTCCTGAAACCACAAGTCCTCAATTTCGCACCCGAGGATTGTAGCCATCGTGTTGAAAACGTCCTCGGTGGTTCCCTCGCTCGTGTTGAGCTGGTATTCCGCGATAACCCGCGCCCGGTAGTGGTCGCGGCTCTCACCGGAGTACCGCTGAACCTGAACCATCCCCGCGAGTTCTTCGAGAGAGTTTACGTCCAGAGCATCCTGAACGGTCGTCTCGCGGTCAAGTTCCTCTACGTCACCATCGAGGTCTACAACTTGGCGACCAACCGCATCGAGCAGTTTCCAGTTACCAGAGTCCTCCCCGTTCCCGTAGTAGGACGGGAGAGAATCAACCAGTCCCTCGATTTCTTCGTGAAGCGTAGCCATTCAGCTACACCTCGCTCGTCGTAATCGTAATGTCCTGCCGAGCGTCGGTCGTCGCTTCCTCCATATCACCAATCGAGACGTTGCTCGTTCCGGTCGGGGGACTAACCCTGTCCACCTTGAGAGAGGTAACGTCGTAGACGCCGGGGATTTCCCGAATCCGGTATTCGACCTCTCCGTACAGAACGTCGTCCGTCACGCCAAGCTCGCCGTCGCGCTCGAAGCCTTCGACGGTCTGCCCGCCGACGTACTCGACGATGTTGTTCAGAACGTCCTCGTTGCTCTCGTAGTTGGCATCGACCTGAACATCTGCCTCGATGTAGATGGTCACGGGGTTCGCCCGCGAGAAGTCAATCGGGAGCGTCTGACCGTTCGGGAGATTCGCCGGGACTCCCTGAACGGCTACACCGTTCACTCCCGCCACGAGGGTCGAATCCATCCCCTTCGTTTCGAGGATAGCCTGCGCTACATCCGCGTCCTCGCCGCCCGTGACGACCAGCTCGCCGGAGTTAGACGGGAGGTTGTGTCCTCGCCCGTTGTCGTCCTTCGTGTCGTTCACGAGGATGCTGACGGACGTGACGCCCTCCACGTTTTGAACCGCGCTCACCAGCGCCGGAGCGGTCGCGCTCGAACCCTCGGCCAGCTCCTCCTTCGCCCGCTTGCGGAGCTGGTCGTCGGTTTCCTCGTTCTCGCCAGCGACCGTCTCGTTCGCGTTCGTGACCGTCTCGATACCCGCGAGCGGAACCGGAAGAACCGAAATCGCGTTCGCGCCAACGTTTCCGTCAGCGCCGGGTTCCACCGCGATAATCGGAGCGGTCGCGCTCGAAGTCCCCTGCTCGATAGTCGCGCCCTGAGTAGTGACGAACTGCGTCGGCGGCTCCGAGGCTGTCTGAACCTTCGTCCCCGCCGGGATGTTGTAATCAAGCTCAGCGATGTTCTCACGAGAGAACGTGACCTCGCCCGTAGCACGGACGGAAGGCTGTCGCTTTACTCCGATTAGTGCCGTGAGAAGACTGAGAGCCGAGCCGCTGGCGTTGTCAATCTGAGTGGATTCGAGGACAAGTCCAATATCGTCCTGTGCCTGTGCGAGACGCCGAGCGATAGGCCGGTAGAACTGCCTGATTACAGCAAGGTCAGACTCCTTAATGTCCTCTGACCAATACTGCTTCGCGTCGGCAATCATCGCATCGAGGATTTCCTCCTCGGTGTCGCCGTCAAAAGAGCCGTCTTGGGAAATCGTCATCCGCTAATATTCTCCTCGAAAATTCGGTCTGTTTTGTAGTCGATACTTACAACGTATGTGTGAGGGTTCTCCTTGTGCGGCGAAACGTCGATTCCAGAAATGTCCGTGAGGAAATCGTGTTTCCGTGCGACCCGAGTTGCTTCGAGCTTGAGCTTCTGCTCAATCGTAGATTGGTCGAACTCTCCGATAGCCGAGCTACGCATTAGCTCGGTCATTAGAATCACAACCGACTGCTCGAACTCCTCGCGCCCACTCACCGTACCGAGGTCGCCGTTCTCGTTTAGAAAAACAGAGAAGTCACTATTTAGGGCTAAATCCAGCATAAAGGGGTGAAGAAGGGCTGTCTCTACTACTATTAATGGTAAAGGGTTTATATATGATGTGAGCTATTCCGTGTGCGTTACAGCGCCGTTCCCACCGGAGTCAACTACTTCAGCAGTTCCAGCACCGGGGTCGCTCGTGGAGTCACCTACCCGGACGACGGGCCGACCGTTCACCGTGAACGAGGGAGACTCGTCGGGAACGAGGTCGTGGGAAGAATAGCTCGTACAAGCCGGTGGGTCGCCACTATATGCGTGAGCGTGAGAGGGAAAGCTCATCGAGTCGCCGTGGTCGGTGAGCGGAACCCCGTTGATAGTCACCGACGTATCGCCGTCAGCGTCCTGCGTCTGTCCCGTCACCGTAGCTTGACACTCCGAAGGGTGGCCGTCAGCCTCACACGCCGCACCGTGAACGGCGAGCTTCTTGCTCACGCAGAACCACCCGAGGTATCGAAGTCAACCGAGGACGACTTGAACTGAAGGTGTCCCTCAGTTTCAACAGTCACGTCCCCGGTCGCCTTGATGTTCAACTCGCTCGATGCGTTGATATTCACGTCGTATCCGCCGGATTCCGCCTCTTTAACGCTAATCTCCGTTCCATCATCGAAAGCCATCACCTGCTCGTAGGCGACCGGCTTCTCAGTCAGAAGGTCACTATCCGTTTCGAGGACTCCGAGAATGACCCACAGATTGTCCTCCGTCTGTTCGAGAACAACACGGGAGCCTTCCGTGATAGACTGGATGTGTCCGGGGAACTGGTGGAGAACAGGTACGTTCTTGTAAGTTACCCCCGCTCGCGCAACCTGAACGTCAACCAGTAGAATACCGGACTTGAAATCCGTAGAAGTAGCTATTCCGTGAATCATAATTAGATGAAGTCGGAGAGTTCAATCCCCTCGTCGGCTTTTTTGTCAGCCTCGTAAGCCTCCTCGGAGATGTATTCCTTCTTATGCGGGTCGAAGTACCGCATATAGGACTTGATGTGTTCCGGGTCAAGGTGTCCGTCCATGAGCGGAACCACATCGAGTCGAAGAACCCACTCTCCCGACTCGTTCAGGATGTGGTTTACTCCGGTGATATTGAACGCTTCGCGCCGGATATTCGTACCACACTCCCCGCCCGCGTTCTCAGGTGGGACAGTCACGATGTTATCACCGACCTGTACCTTGCGAATATCAGTCCACTCCGTTCCAGAGTGGGACGGCAGGATTTCGAGATTCCCGCTCCATTGGTCGCGCTGGATTTTCTTCATCCGGCGCTTCGCAACGTGTTCCAGACCGTCAGCCGCAACTTCGAGGTCTTCCGGTTCAACGATTCGACCGAAATCGAGGTCGGGCCGCTCAGCAACTCCCTCGGCGCGGTAGTCTTTCGTACCGCGACTCATGTTCACCAGCTCACCGAGCTGTTCGCCCCAACTCTCGTTCGGGTCGTGAATCATCTTCCCCCGAACGACGACTTTCATAATCGGGTCGCGTGGAGGGGTGATGTTGTAGTCGATGAGTTTCCACACTCGGGAGTCGTCGGGAGCCGCAACGTGGTCGATACCAGTAGCGCCGCGACTACCGACCCAAAACTTCCCGTCCGGGGCCACCCACGTCGTGACTCCAAACTTCTCGTTCATTTCGAGAATAGCCTCCCACGGAGTGACCTGCTTGAAGTCCAGAGCGTAGTTCGACTTGATGATGTTCAGATTTTCTTCCTGCTCGTAATTGCGGAGAGCCTTTGTCTTATCGAGGACACCGAAGTAGTTTCCATCGCTAAGCTCCTTCATCGACTCCTTATCCATCGCCCGCTCGTAGTGCCTACGTCCTTCACGAGAGGACATAGCAATCACTCGCTCGAAGGCGGAATTGGGAATCGCAAACTCAATACCAGAGAACAGCTCTCCCGTGGAAGTGTCCCGCTGATTGAACACGTAGCGGTAGGCTTCTTCGAGAGTAACGTTCTGACGCTGGTAGTCTACGACGCCAATATCGAGATGTTTCTGAACGTCGTGTAGCTCTATGTGGACATTGTTCGCCCCGAACTGAACGGCGTCGGGGAGGTAGAGCATCCGGTGAACTACAATATCACCGAACTTAATGAGGGCAGGACGGCGGCGGTGAAGTGCGCCATCTTCATCCTGAACCGACTCTTGGATGTGGTCGGCAACTCCCTGCGAGAACTTGGCCCGAACGTAGTCGAACTGGCCCCGGTTCCGCTGGAAGTTGAAATCCAACGGCCTAATCTCCACAAGAGGGTTCTGGAAGTCTCCGTCGTCGTCCAGAATCGCTATGGAGATATTGGCGTCTTCACAATTCATCTATCAAGAATACTGCTTACCACGTCGTTTTCCGTACTGTTGCCGAACTCATCGAGGCCGGTCGAAACGAAGTCGAACGTGTACGTGAACATCCATTGTCGGTACACCGGATTCCAGCCTTCCAGCTCGCCCACGTCGCCGCCCTTGATGTAACACTCCATCCCACCGTTCGGGGAAATCGGAGTAATCATATCCACGACGCCGTTGTGTTCAGCGAGCTTCTGGACGACCCGGAGGTTTTCTTCAAGAATAACTCCAGTAGCGTGAAACTCGGAGTTTTTCAGATTCTTGATAGACACGTCTTCGCCCCGACATTGCTGGCCTTCGCGCCGAAGTTCCTTGTCGAAGCTCTGATTGAAGCGGTCGGGGAAGAACAGAGGATTAAACTCAAACAGAACGGGCTTGTTATCCTCAGCCGACACGTCGCTCGAACCGTCCGTCTCGGGCTGTCCCAAGGCGATAACCTTGAACTGGATACCCTCGTTCGGGCCTGCCTGAATGGGGTCTTCCTCGATGTAGGTATCATCAGAACCCCCACCTCTCGCAAATGCGTTTACCATTTATCTTCCATTTCCACCACTAAGAGAGAGTGACCGAGTGGAGTCGGTCTGATTGTTCAACGTAGCCACATCGAGCATCTTCTGAGTCGTCGGCCCGTCCGTCGAGCCGTCAACGTTGAAGTTGTAGGTGTCGCCCTCGTTGATTACCGTACTACCAGAACCGCTACCGCCGTAACCGGAGCCACTACCGGCAGACGGCGGGCCTTTCGGCTTCATCGCTTGGTACGCAAGGTAGCCACCGCCGACCACCAGAGCGCCAATCCCGGTAGCGATAAGAGCCGCTTGGAGAAGCCCAAGCGAAGCGACGGCAGACATAACAGCGCCCTTCACCGTCGCCATCGCCCCGACCGCGCTCGAAGCGAGTCCGGCCATCGCGCCCGAACCCGTGATACCGAGAATAGCGAACGCCATGCGAACCTTCGCAATCGTCACGATGGTCTTCGCCAGCACGACTCCGATGAGCGTGAACATAACGATAACCGCCGCGAGCGCCCGGTACATCGGCTGGCTGAGAACCTGCGTCAGCCAAACCACGGCGTCAATCACCGGGGAGAGCATCAGAACGAGGTGAGCGAAAATCGTAGAGAGATTGTAGATAATCTCAATGACCGACATGATGACGCCACCGAGCTTAATCAGGCTCTCCTGATTCCGGTACGCCTCAATCGTCGCCCACTCGAAGAAGTCGATAACCTTCGTCCCGATGATGCCACCGAACCGCATCGTAACCTGAGTGGCAATCGAATCGAGGTCGCGCATCGAGTAAATCAGCTCAGAAATCCAGCCCGTGACGCCCCGAAGTCCGTCGAACAGGGCGTATTGGTAGCTGGTTCCGGCGAGCGATTGTAGCGCGTCATTGACCTTCCCAAGCTCCACCGGGAGCATATCGAAGAAGGCGTCCTGAATCGGAGCGAAAGTCTGCATCGAGGGGAGGAACGTCTCGTACAGGTCTTCCTTGAGTTGGGAGAGCTGTTGCTGAGCGTTCCGCCACGACTCGGCCATACTGTTACCGTGGCCGACAAGACCGAGGCCGATGAACGCCGCACCCGCACCGGCCATAGCGAGCATCGAGGTAGCAACGCCGGACGCCTGAACAGCGAACGCAATCAGGGCCGGGAGCGCGAGAGCAATCAGTTGCCACCACTTAGCCATAGAGGGAATCGCGCTACGGATAATGCCTCGAAGGTTCGAGACACGACCGCTGAGCCGCTTGGTCATTTTCCCCATCCGACCAAGCCGGAGACTGTCCGGGGAAACGCCCTTCGCGTCCAGAAGCGAAGCGACCCCCTTACTCCGGTCAGAGGTTACGCCACCCCAATTCGAGTTGCTGGTTACGAATCCCGAGAGAAGACCGTCACCAAGAGTCTCCGAAAGAGCCTCGTTGATTTTCTTGATGTTGTTCTGACGGTCAATCTCGAAGCCGAGGTCGGCGTCAGCAACATCTCTCGCGGTAGTTCCGTATCCAGAGCTTTCCACCCGGCGAAGAATCTCCCGCATACTCATCCCCGAGCCGGGGCCGTCTGCGAAATACTTATCTCCGCTATCACTTCCGGTGTCCCCACCGGAATCGCCCCCACCAACGGGAGCGCCTACGTCAATTTCGAGGTCTTCAAGCCGAGTAGCAACTTCATCGAGGTCTTTTACCAGATTGTCGCCCAACCCATCGAGGGTGTCAGCAATCTCATCCAGTTGTGCCCTGAAGTCGCCGTCAAAAGAGAAGTCGAAGTCGTCCTCAAGAGCCTCAAGCTGGCCCTTGATTTCGGTCAACTTCGCCATAACGTCCCCGGCCTGAAGGTCGAGGTCGATTTTAACAGACATAATTAGTCAACGAACGTGACGTTCGCCTCTGGATTCTCCTCAGAACTGTCGTTCACATACCGTACTGTCTCACTCCGAGAGCGCCGACCACGACCGCCCACGTTTGGGTGTGCGGCGTTCGGAGTGCGACCTCGGCCGCCCATATTCCCGTTCTGAGCGGCTTCCATCTGCTTTTCCTGCTCGCGGTGTTCACGAACCTTCTCGGCCTCGAACACCTGTCTCTGGAACGGTGTTAGTTCGAGCTGGTCGTCTGAGCCAACGAAGCCAGCACCAATCTCAGACTTGAGGCCGAAAATTACGCTCGCGGCCCCACTATCTGCGAAACTTCTCAGCGTCCTCTGCGTTGCTGGAAATGTCCAGCACACGCTCCGCAATCTCGATGGACTTGCCGCCAATCAGGTCACGGATAGTTTCGAGAACCAGCTCGTCGTCCAGACCTTCGGCGTCACCCTGCGTGGTGTCAACGCCCTTCGCCGCCGCTTCCTGCATGATACCGACGAACTCCTTGTCGAAGTTCGTAATATCAATCGAGTCGTCGTCACCGGCCTCTCGCTCCTCCTCGATGCGTTCCTTCGCTTCCTCGGTATCCATGTCCAGCTTTTCTTCGAGGAACGCCGCAATCGGCAGGAACTCAAGGTCGGTCAGCGGCTTGAGGTAGAGGGTCAGAGTCTCACCGAGGTAGTTGGTTTCAAACTCCTCGCGGTAGTTCTTCCCTCTGAGGGCCAGTTCGCGGAGCTTCGAGATGTTAACGTCGTTACTGTCGTTGTCGGTTTCGTCAGCCATGATAAATGAAAGTGTAAAAGGTTAGTCAGAGAGCTATTCAGCGAGAAGCGCGATTACGAACTCTCAGAGTCCGTCTTCGGGTCTTTCGTCACCTTGTCCATCGCAATCCAGTCGAAGGCCGTCTCAGTCTCAGACTCAGACTGAACCTCGTAGGAATCGCTGGTCACGAGAACGTCCTCGAACGTCTCCGTCTTACCAGAGAGTTCGTGGGTGATGGTGACAGAGCAGGGAATCGGAACGCCATCGTCGTCGTAAATCAGCGACTCGATGGAAACCGGCTCGTTGTCGGGGCCGTGAACCCGCTCGCCCTTGAACATCATCGAGCCGGAGTAGCTGATGGAAGTGACCGAATAGCCACTCGCCTTCAGCGAAGATTCCCGAATCTCGGAAATCTCAATGTCCTTCGTGGTGTCCAACTGCGAGATGGGGACGCGAAGCGTACCGGCGTCAACGACCTCAGCACGCTCCGAGTCCGTGAAACTACCGCCGTCGTCAGCAGGAGCCGAAACAGAATCAGCCGTGACCTGCGACCCACCGCGCGAGATGTTCAGAGTGATGTTCGCCGCGCTCTCAATCCGGTCAACGTTAGAAGCAGACATAATGAGTTAAAAAGTAGAAGTTGAGTCTTTACGCCGAAGCGCCAATCGTGACCGTGTTCTCGATGAAGCGGAGCGGCTTGGCCGTCTCAACCTGAATCTCAACGGCGGCGCTCGTCGCGTCGATGCGGTACACGTTCACGTTGTAGTCGATAATCGAGTTCGACCGCTTCAGGGTCTTGAGCTGGTTGCTCAGAAGGCCCTCAAGCGAAGCTCGCACCGCACGACTGTTCAGGCGACCGATGAAGGGCTGTTCGTTGACACGAATGACCGTGATAACGTAGTCCATCACGAGCCGCGTGAAGCCGAAGCGGATACCCGCCTCGTCCGTGTTCGTGTCGCTCACGGTGTTCACGTCGTCAGCAATCCGAGCGCCCTCCGTCTCGTCAGCCAGCGGAACAACGCGCTCGTCAATCAGCGCACCACGGGCCGCGCGGTCAAGACTGACACCGAGCGACTTCTGCGTTGCGAGGCGCTTGTTGATGGGCGTGGTCGTGATACCGAGCTTCGCACGCCGACCGGCGTAGGAGCCAAGCGTGGAGTAGCCCTCCGCGTTCCGGGCCGGGTAGACGACCTGAACGCGGGAATCATCGAACGGGTTGGAGTAGTTCGACGGGTCAAGGCCGGGCGTAGCGCCGACGATAGCAACCGCGAAGTTGTATTCGCCCGCCATGTTGCCAACCGTGGACTGAGCATCCTGAGTGACCTCAGCATCCTCGCTCAGCGGAACGAAGAAGTCCACCGCGCTACCAGCGCCGTCAGCGAGCGCCTGATTGCCCGCAACGTAGTCGCCGTAGGCGTAGTCCACGGAGTCGCCCGCGTTGCCCACGGTCACGTCGGCGTCAATCTTGAACTCCCCCGTCGATGGGTTGACGTAGACCTCGCCAGCACCCGGAGAGAGGGTAGAGAGGTCTTCGTATCTCAGAACGGTCGTAAGGTCAGAACCGTTGATGCTGAACACCGTATCGGCGGCGTTCTCGCTCACCGGCCCCTCGACCAGCGTGCCCGTGTTCGAGGCAAGACCGGAGAGGTCTTCGCCCGTAACATCCACGAGGTCAACCGCGACCGCGTAGACCGGGTAGGCCCCCTCCGCGAGAGCATCGAGGACGTTCTGAGTCAGGGGACTGTCCTCACCGAACCACTCGCGGGCCATCGTAGCGCGAGTGACCTGATAGACAGCGTTCGTCTGTGCCTTTCCATTCACGAGGTCAGCCTGTCCGACGAGTCCAACGTCGGCGGGAGCGCCCCCACTCGAAGTGACAGAAAGCGCCGAGTTGACGTTCGTGACAATACCGGGTTCGATAGTGTTGCCGTAGTCAGCCATAGATAAAATTAGGAAATGTCGATTGCGTCAACGACCGATTCAATCACATCGCCGCTGGAATCGGTCGTCTCGAAGAACGATACAAGCTCGAAAGCTTGGTGTATTTCAGTCTCAGCAGGCTCGTTGAACGTGTAGTTCACAGAGCCGGAGCTGAGTAGCCGGATTTCGTTCACATCCGGGTGGAACGTTTCCCACGGCCTCGCACTCAGCTCAGCCAGCGCCGACTGAAGATGAGTGAGAATGTCGTAGGCTCCCGTTTCGGAGTCGTCTCGAACAACGAGGTCGAAGCGCAGAGTGTAGTAGTAGCGGTTAATCTCCGCGACTTCTTGCCCCGTCGTTGAATCAAACTGAGAACCGGCATAGTTCGAGTTGTGGAGGTTGAGATTCTGAAGGTCAACGCCGTCAATCAGAACAGCCGGAATCGGTCTTTCTTCCTGAATACCTGCCGTGTGGACAGGCGGGGGAATACGACCGTTTAGTTTCGTGATTAGAGTTGTGACTGCTTCTTTTGGAAACATTAGAGAGAACAGATAGGAGAGAAAGACTACATCGAGTCAGTACGTGTCGTCCAGCTCCCCCTCGATGATTCGCTTCGCCGTCATCGGCCCCACTTGTCGCATATGGGATTCAGCGTTATCGCCCCCGTTCGGGCCGGGGTGCATGAAGTGAATCCCTTTGACGCCGTGGTGCTTGATGTGGTTCTGGAGCCAAAACGCCTTCCGAACGGTTTCTTCGCCCCACTTTTCGACCAGAGAATCAATTTCGTCGCTTGCCATGTCAGTCCGGCTTGTACCCCATCGGTTTCACGGGGAAAAGTGAGCTGTCGTACTCAGGGTTCTTCCCCGTCCATTCGTATGGTTTGTCGTCACCGTCTATGACCTCGAACCTGACTTCCCCAAGAACGTCGGATACGTAATGAACCCGCGCTCTCACAAATTCCCCTTCCCGGTAAGACCATAGCAGGTACTCGTCACCTTTCTCGGCCTGTTCCGGTTCATCGGGAGGCTTGACGTAATCCGTTCCGTCAATTAGGAAGTTGGGAGCGTCTTCGACTCGGTTCTTGAAGTTCGTGTCTTCGTAGCTCGTAATGTCACGGGCGTCAACTCGAACCGTCGTTCCTGCCGTCTCGTCGTAGACCTTGTATTCGGACACCTGATACCGCTTGTCTCCGAAGGGAGCAAAGTCAACGAGTCCGGTGTGAGTCTCACCATTGACGGTGAACTCAATCCTGTAACCCCCCTCGATGTTGTAAGCATCCCAAGTCGGGACGTTCTCTCGAATATCCACGAACGCACCGTGGTTGACTCTCACACCTTCACCGGAGGTCGCCCACGGTCTTGCGAAGACCCCGTTGAAGTCGCTTGAGATAGTCGCTCTCGAAAGCGTATCCTCGGGGAACGGGTGGTCTTCAACGTCAAGAAGCTCGGGGTCGATGATAATGTCGTCCCCCTCCTCCAGACTACGGAAGTTCTCGTAGTCTTGTGAGATAGCGTAGATTTCAACGTCCCCGCTTCCATCTCCCTCCCGAGTCCACGTTCGAGTTTCACCGAACTCGTCAACTTCCGTGGATTCGAGATTGAGCCTGTCGCCGCGACCTCCCGTGACCTTCGCCGGGTAGACGTTCCCGCCGTTGTTGGTCTTGATATAGACCACCGGGCCTTGGCCGTCAGCGTTTTCGTGAGCGTACCGAAAGCTCAGGTCGATATGCTCCGGGTCGAAGTCCGTGGTTAGGCTCTCGGGAATCTCCGAGTCCGGGGTGTGTTCCAGCGTATCCACGTCGCGCATCCACTCATCGAGGTGGGTGTCACGACGACCGTAGAAGCTGTATCTGTCCAACTGGACAGTTTCACCCGTAACCACGTCGGTCGCTTCACCGAGGTAGTCGCCCGCCCGGTCGTCGTAACCGGGACGGCTACTAACCCGAGCGTAGTGGGTGTCAATCACCTCACCTTCGTCTTCGTAACCATCAGTCTCTTTGACAATCACGAAGTCGCCACGGTCGATTTTGGAAAACTCGTAGTCTTTAGTCTCCTGACCGACGATTGTGAAGCTCTCACCCCCACCGTAGTAGTAGAAGTTCCGGTCGCCGCCAACCTCATCAAGCCGAACGAGGTCTTCGTTTCGCTCAAGGGAGTGTTCCCCCGCTCGAAGTCGCTCGAACACACGAGTTTCGACCAGCTCGCCATCGCTCGTCTGAACGACATACTTCTCTCGCCGGTTGAAGTCGTATATGTCACCGAACGCTCGGTCGAACGCAAGGCTGTATCCATCGGGGAGGTCGGACTCCCGTAGTGGTTCACCGTCGTAGTCCACGCCGAGGTAGTAGTCGGGGCGCTCCCAACCACTCGGAACTTCCACGTCGAAATACTGCTCGGGATTACCGAGCGCGACCTCGAAGAACCGGGAACGCCGAGTGAGTAAGTCTTCGCGGAACACATCGTTGTCGTCCATGATGTAGGACGCGAAGTTCTCCCCGAAGTAGCTCTTGAGGCTGTCTCCGCTAATTGCGGAGTATTTCCTCCAGATGTTCGGAACCGAGTCGTCGGACGGAACCAGCTCACCATCAACGAGGTCGATGGTCGTGCTGTTCTCAGCGAGGTACGCTTTCGCGTCGTCGGAGAGATTATCGAACAGGTATTCCCCGTACTGGTGTAGGAGCGCGTACTCCGCACCCCTACCGTCTCTCATAGCGACGTATGCTCGCCGGGATTGTTCCCAATCGACGTTCTCGTTCGCTTCCTCGATTCCCTCAATCCGGCCTCCCGGCTCGATGAGTTGGGACGGAATCTTGAGAACGCTCGAATCGCCACCGGGCCGAACAGCGGCGTCAATCGTGTCCAGAGTGTCGTCGGTCACGATTTGAGAAACAGGCGGGTAGCCGTGGCCCCGAATTACCTTATCGAACTGTTGGAGTAGGGCCTCTGCCGTATCCTCATCAAGCCCATCCGTCTCAGCCCCATCGAGGGTGATGCTGGAGAGCTGACTCGCAACGTCGAACGGGTTGGTTTCGTCGTCAACGACCTCCTCGGGGTTAGCGAGAATGAAGTCGTTAGTGGGACGCCGAATCGCGTTCTCATACGTCCCCACTTCATCCTCAAACTCGACGATTATCTCGTCGGAATCAATTAGCGTGACAACGCCAATTTCGCCGTTCTTGTTGTAGACCGTATCTCCCACGGAAAGCTCCGAGTCGGAGACACGACCGACGCGACCGTAGCCGTGGAGGTTCTGGTAGCCCCCACCGAACACCATCTGGTCAAGATTCGCGTTGATGTTCTCGCGGTAGTTCGTCGCGTCAATGTAGTCGCCAGTAATGTTGGTGACAACATACCGACCACTAATTCCATCTCCGCGAAGGTCAAGAACGTCGCCTTCTTCGAGTCTGGACGCCGAGATTTCTTCCTCGAATCCAGACTTCTCGTAGTCGAAGCGTTCCTCGCTGATGATTTCAGGCGCTTCTTCCTCTGCCTTGTTCTCATCAATCACGTCGGACGGGTCGGGGTCGTCGCCACCACTCCCACCGTCACTTTCGCTTCCACCGAGGTCGTAGCCGCCCATCTTCCGTTGAACCCACGGAAGGAGGGCTTGAACTGGAGGGCCGCCGTCAGCGTACTTCGCCGCTGGAACACCAGCGTCGAGTGCCCCTGCGTGTGGGGCTTCGTTAATGAGCTTGATACTGGAACGAGTAGAGGTGTCTGCCCCGTCGATGATTCGGAATCCTTTGGCGACCTCGTAGTTGAAGTACGCCTGATTCTCATTGATAATCTGGAGCGCCTTATTGCGTCCAGCTTGAGCAATCGCGTTGGCAGACTTGTCCATCCCGCGCTTGAAATCCCGCTTAATCTCGCGGATAACGCGGTCTTCGTTTTTGACTCGAACCCGTATCTTACCCATTGTTATTCAGAAACGAGCTTGCCGAAAATCGCAACGTGCGTGTCGTACACGGTTGGAGACTCAAGCTCGTAGAGAGTCCCGTTGTAGCGAATCCGAGAGTTAGCTTCCGGGGCTTCCTCCCGAGGGAACAGGAACACGGGGTGGTCGCGCTTCCGGGGGCCACCACGGTTGTTTAGCTCCGTGTTCCGATTCGGATATGTTCTAACACATCGAGTGGTGTGAGACTGAACCCAATCATACTCGGGATTATTGAAGTCGTCAGTCCCGGTCTTCGCCTCGATTAGAACATCAATCTCCTGCCCAAGACGGTCAATAGCCGAGTGAACCGAGCGTCGGGCCATTATAGGGAAATGCCACCGCCGGAGTCGTCTTCGGTGTCAGAACCATACTCGCGGTCAGTCCGAGCGACCGAGGAAACGCCGAAAGCCGCGCCGGGCTTCGTAATCCGGCGGATAGCGTTCTCCATATTCCGATACCAAATGGTAACGGAGTTGTCGCTCTTGGCGAGCAGGCTCTTGTGGTCGATAGCGCCTACCTGAACGGTCTGAGAGTCGAGTTCGCCTGCGGCAACCTTTAGGAAAAGTTTGGTCGCCCAATTGAGGGCTTCCTCCTGAGCCGGGTCGCCATACCAATCCACCTCAGCGTCGTTCAGAGAAGCACGTAGCTGGACGTGCCGTTTCGCGTCAGAAAGAACAGCGTCCATCTCCTCGCTGGAGATTCGAGACGCCTCGATGCCGGTGAACGCCCGGATTTCGGATATGAATGTAGTATCGTCAGTTGCCATTGAAAGTACGAAAAAAGAAAAATCGAACCCGAACTTCCAGCCCGTTTACTGGTAGTTCGTGCTGTCGCCCTTGAAGTGGACAGCGCCGAGCGGGTTGGTCATCGAGACGCCGAACGACATCGTGGCGCTCGAATTGACAATCTCGCCCGGCTCCATCGCGGGGCCACCCGTGGGGCGGGTAATCTGCATCGGACGGTCGATGTATTCCTTGACAGGATTCTCACCGACGCCGATAACGTAGAACTCGTCGCCACGGAGGTACGGCGTGGTCATCAGCTCAACACCGTCGATGCTGAACGTCTGCTCACGCACGTCCTGCGAGCGCATCCCGGTCGCCATCGGGATGTGGTAGTTCATGTCCCACGACAGCTCGTTGCGGAGCTTGCGCTTGAGGTCGATGGACATGAGGGCGACCTTCTGCCCGTTCCAGCCGTGGTGACGCAGTTCGTCAGCGGCGTACTCGATGTGTTCGGACGCACGGTGCGCCGAAGTGTCACCGAACAGCTCCGAGGTGTCCGAGAAGACGTGGGAGTGGTTACGGTCGAAGCCGTAAGCACCGTGGTCGGGAACGTCGAACCAGACCGGCTCGCTACCGTCAGCGATGCCGTTGAAGATAACATCGTGGATGATGCGGTCTTCCGTCTCCTTGCCCTCCTCCAGCACATTACGAACCTGCTTCATAATGTGGTCGGAGGTGGACTTTTCGAGGAACTTCTGCGTGAAGCCGAGGGCCTTCCCGTATTCGCTCGTGCGAATGGTCATCTGGAGGTAGTCGTCGTCCTTCGCGCGAGTCGTGCCGGGGAACTCGCCCTCACTCAGCTTCTCCCACTCGCCGGGGTCGGCCTCGATTTCCTGAAGGAAGGTCTGCTGGTCAACCTGCTCCACGAACAGGTCGCGGAACGGGCGCTCAGCCTCGTTGAAGTAGTTGACGAGATTCTGAGTCTTCTCAGCAATCTCGACAAGCGGAACATCGTCCTTGGTGAAGATTTCGCGGTTAACCATAAAGAATTAGAAAGTAGAGATTAAGTCTTTAGCTGGTACTCTACGCCAGCGTCTCGAAGTCGAAGTCAACGCTGAGCAGGAATCTGGTGGAGCTGACAGCCACACCGAGAACCTGAACCAGCTCGCCCGACGCCGAGGGAGCAGTCTGCGTCACGCCGCCGCCCGGAGCGAGATAGACGGGTTCGTTCACGTTGAAGTCAACCATCTCGTCCTCGTCTTCGAGGTAGATGCCGTGGGTGAAGTACGTGACCTCATCCCCGGCCTGCGTGCGTTCGAGGTCGTAAGCCTCATCGAGGCGACGACCCATCGTGCCGTTGTCGTGGAGGTTAGCCGACCAGTACGAACGGTCGCGCACGTCCTCCATCAGAACGCCAACAGCGGGCTGTGCAACCGCCGCGTCTGCGTCGGCGGCGACGACGATGGTGTTCCCATCAACGTCTTCGCTCAGACCCACAACGTCGCCCTCAAGCAGAGGGAGAGTCGCTTCGGGGTCGAGAGTTTCACCATCGCGGTTCAGCGGCGCGTCCTTGAACTTAGCGAACTTGAAGTTAGCCATGTGTTAGTAGAAAATCAGTTGTTTAGAAGCCAAGCCCCGGAATGTCTCCGAGGTACTCCTCTGCGAAGTTGCGCTCCGCGTCTTCATCGTGAGTCTCCCCACGCTGGCCCATGTCAGAGAACTCGGCCTCCTCGTCCTCGTCGTCCTCCTCCTCGTCTTCATCCGCCTCAGCGAACTCAGCAAGAAGCTCCCGCTTGCGCGAGATAGAGAAGTTTGCCAGCTCGTCCTCACCGAGAGGCGAGACTTCGGAAAGCTCCTCGGTCAGCTCAGCATCGAAATCCTGAACCTCCGAGACGCGGCCCTCAAGACCTTCGATAGTCTCGCTGGCCGACTCGAACTCCGCAATATTCTGTTCCTGTGCCTCAGAGAACTGACGAACAAGGTCGGCAAGGTCGTCAGCCTCCATCTCATCGAGGTCGGTGTCAAAAGTAACCTTCTGGAAATCCATAGTTAGTTAGAAGGAGATAGTCTCCGTTCGGACAGAGAAGGCCGAGTTCTCCGAGGACTCCCCCACATCGAGGGGGTTGGCTTCGTCCTCATCATCGACAGCGGCGTTCACCTGCTCCATGATGCTTTCAGCAAAGGCGGCGCTCGGTAGACCAAGGCCACCCTCATCGTACCCTCCGGGGAACGGGACGGTACTGAACTCTCGAATCTGCCCGTCGATGAGTTCAGGCTCTCCGTCGTCGTTCACAACAGCCTCATACTGATTGCCGAACCCGACCGAGCCATCGGTCATAGTCGGCGGGGTGTACGTCAGGCGCTTCACCACTTCATCGTGGGTCGGAGCGCCCGTGTTGAACACCCGGTTCATCAGCATCAGTTTCTCGACCGACTCCTCGAACCACACCTTCTGGACTTTACCAATCTCGTCCAGCGGGCGGTCGGAGTGGCCGAGCATATACGGCTCCTGACCCGAGTAATTCTTCTCAGCGACCTTTCGCAAGAAGGTGTCCGTGATACGGACTCCGTTACGGTCTTCGGGCGGGCCGGGTTCCATCGCTTCGTACACAACGTCAACCGACACCAGCTCACCATTCTCGTCGCGGTTCTCGCGCACCCCGTACTCGTTGAACCCATCGAGGTCAACGGACTCGGGATAATGGCGACCGGCAGTAAACTCCAGATGAGCGTCGGTCGAAACCGGCGTCGGGCTGTCGTCGTCCGGCGGGGAATCGGTACTCGCAGAAAATTCAGTTTCAGTCAGATTGAGACTCATAGGATAGTAAAGAGATACGAAGCCCCCGCACCCACGAGAAGCGTCAGCGTCGTCAGAAACCCACCAATAATTAGCGCGTTCCTCCGGCTCCGATTGTCGTTCTTCGCAACCTGACCTTCGAGCGGAACAATCCGGTTGTCCCGTAGGTCTTCCACTTGGTCACGATTATTCCGAGAACGCTCGTCGGTTCGAGCAAGCTGTGAGTTTAGGTCTTGTATCTCACTTAGAATACTCTTAAGGAGTTTCACCTCAGAGTCAGAGTCCCCATCGGCGTCGTCAATGGGCATTAGGCGTTTTCATCCTCCGTGATGGACTGTCTATTCCGCTCGTTAGAGCTATCACGCCCCGACTCTCGGGACTTGACCTCCCCACCCGCCGACTCTACACCAGTCCCGGTGTCAGTCGGACGCCCACCATCAGGGTTCTGTACCCTGTCGCCACGCCCGGCGAGTTCCGTAATCAGAGGAATAATCTCACTCGAAAGCTCGTCAGGCGACGGAAGCTCAACCTCGGGGTCGATGCCTGCCCGCTCAGCGAACGCCTTACGAGTGAGGAACCCGGACTGGTAGAGCTTGATGAGCTTATCAATCTCAAGCCGCTTCTCAGCCGACGAGTGTTCCCCGAACTCAAACTCGGGAACCACGCCGTCAAACTCGTCCAGCGAGGACTCCACCATCAGCGACTTGAGAATCTGATTCTCAACAGCCGACTTGACGATGTTTTGAAGCCGCTTGATACGCCGCTTGAACGCAGGCATCGAGGCGGTTGCTTCGCCCGTCGAACCGTCCATGTTCATCAGGAGCGCCGGAATCCCGAGGCCCGTGACAATGCGGTTCTGAAGATGCTCGAACGTGCCTTCCAGCTTCATCGCACCCGCACTCGATGAAGTAGAAGTCACGCCAACTACGTCGTAGTCAACGTCGTGGGGAGCCGCGAGCATCGAGTCCGGCTCGATTTGCTCAACGGTGTCCAGCCAACCGCCAATCTGGTCTTCCGACCATTGTTCTTCGTCGGTTCCGAGCTTCCAGAGAATCGGCGGGTACGCTTTCGTCGCAACGAAACGGGCGTAGTCAAACTCCATATCGCGGAGCATATCCGCCTGTTCCTGAATCGGCTCAACGAACGACCGACCGAAATCGTCGGTGGGGTCTTTCGTGAACCACAACTCCGCGACCTCGTGCGGCTCGTAAATCGTCGCGTCGTCGTCGTCCGGGCCACCACCGCCCGGAGGCTCCAGAGCGTACTTGGTTACGAAGCCGTACTCGTCGGTCTTCTTGTGCATCCGCTCGGTCGGGAGAACGCGCGGAAGGAACCGCTCGTCCTGAACGACCAGCTCCATGAACGAGTGACCGTCCTGAGCCGCGTACTCAACCCATTGGTTGAACACGCGCCAAAACTCGGAGTTGTGGAGTAGGAGGGCAATCGACGCAATATCCTCCTCCGTCTGCTCGATTCCCGTACCGGGAACGTTGCTCGGAGAGAGATTGAAGCCGTCGCCGCAAATCCAGTCGATGAGTGTGTAAAGACCCTCGTGAACGTGAGGGTCGGTTCGCACAATATCCCGATTCTTCTCAATCTCCGCCTTCGGAGCCTCAGAAGAACGGGGGCCGGAGAACCGACCACTACCGCCCTGTCCCTGCTCTTTAATAGCGCCCTTCGGAGACTCGGCGGCGAAGTCCATCCGCTCGCCCTCCTTAGGAGGGTCAACAAAATTGCCAGTAGTCATTTAAATAGAGTAGATTAGAACGTTCGTCGCCGTCTCTTGGTAGAACGGCGTCTGTTTCGTGATTCGTACCCGCGCTTCTTCCGCCCGTGGGAGAGAGAATATCCGCGACCGCTCGAAGACTGACCGGAAATCTTCAGTCCTGCCCATCCGTCCCGGTCGCTCGATTGTTCCACCTGAACTGGAGGGGTCACGTTCTCTCTCTGCTGGAGATTCCGCGACTTTTCGGACTTGAAGTTCGGTGGGAACGCGCCGAGGACTGTCGCCATAGCGAGGTCGTCTTTGCCCTCAGGGGCGTGTTCCTTCCCGGTGAACTTCGGCTTCTGCCAATCTTCCTTCTGCTGTTTGACAATCGAACAGAGCTGTTCACGAAGGGAGTCGTCTTCGGGGAGCCACACGAGGTCGTTGTGAAGGGCGTAATTCATGTTGCCCATCATCTTCTCCACCTTGTCCTTCGCGGAGAAATTGAAGCCCGTGTAGCCACGACCGATTCGACGGCGAACCTCGTCGTGGAACCCCTGTCCCACGCCCGTCATGTCCATCACGACGTTTGAAACGCCCATTCCGTTGTAGACCTGAGCGATTCTCTCAGCCACCGCCGCCGGGTTCTGCCGACTCGATGGAGTGATTCCCGCCTGTTCGAGAACGCGGTCGTTCACGACCTCGTGATAGCGGAGATACCGACGCGGGCCTTCATGCTCGAAGACCACAATCGCCGTGTCGTCGGAGTTGAACCCAATGTCCACACCCATGACGAGTGTGTTGGGAGTCTCGTACCGCCTGAGGCCGTAGGAGTAGTCCTGCTGGCCTCCGCGCTCCATCGCGGCCTCTATGGTAGGCATAGAGAAGAAACGGTACTCGTCGCTCACAGGGCGGCACAGATACTCTTGTGCGAAGCCGTTAGGGTCGCTGGCTCGCTGAGTCTCCGCCGCCATCAGGTCGAAGTCGCCCCGGACGGGTTCCACGTCCTGCTCGAACAGCGAAACGTCCGTCTGAATCTCGTCGGCGTTCTTGAACGTCGGCTGTTTCAGCGCGAGAATCCCGAAGTCGTTACGACCGTCCGGTGTCCCACGCTCGTTAGCCTCCATGAACTCGTCGTTCGGGGCCTTCGGAGTGGACACCTGAACCATCTGACTGGAGCCGAGAGAAATCGTCGGCAAATACGCATCGAGGGTGGCGCTCTGGTCTTCCAAGAAAGCCATCTCGTCAATGAAGACCGTCTTCGGCGGGTCTTCACCGCGAGCGGAGTCCGGGTCGCCCGTGTACGCCTTGATGCGCGAGCCGTTCGAGAGAACAATCTCGTCTTGGTTGTCCTTCTCCAGCTCAATGTCGATTTTCGCGTTCTTGATTAGCGTCTTAATGTCACTAATCCGCGAGTTCGACTGCCCCTTCGTCTTCGAGAGGATGGGGTAGAACGTATCCGGCTTGAGAAGCGCCTCAATTAGGATACAGATACCGATTACGTATGAAACACCGATTCGCCGCCCCTTGTAGATATTCAGAATCTTAGCATCGCCGTAGAAGTAGGCGTGCATAATCCGGGGCTGGTACGGTCGAAAGAGCTTCAGCGGCTCAATTTCGTCCGTCTCCAGATTCTTCGCCCGGAGAATATCCTCCGCAAGAAGGTCGGGGCGACCGCTCCACCTCTCAAGCAACGCATCAACGTCAGCATCGCTCTCAGAGGCGAACTTTTCGGCTATTTCCTCCATAAATCAGTAAAAAAGATAGGGCCTGCCGGAATCGAACCGGCCTCCGGGCGTCCCAAACGCCCGATGATAACCACTACACTAAGGCCCTAAATCACCGAATATCGGCTAAATTGACGTATGAATCGCCGTCAAGCGCCTCAATCCACGCATACCAGTTCCGAGAATCCTCGATGAGATACCTCGCTGGCTCTACACCAGAGGTTCCAAACTCCAATCCGACGGCTTCGCCGTCCGAAGGAGTATTACTTCGGGGGTATGGTTCGGATTTAGACCGCTTTACCGGCTCGTAGGGGTTCATTTAGAGATATTCGCCGCATCGAGGGGGTGTGAAACGACTACCGAAACGTCAGAGTGACCGTATCGCCGCAAATCTCCACCTTCTCCACGTCGGCGGGGTCAACGTCCGTGGAACCACGGATATGACCGTCCAGAATCGACGCGAGGGGGAGCGAAAGGCCAAATTCGACCGTATCGTACTCGAAATCCGGCTCAGAAAGGCCACAGTCGCAGTTTTCGCAGGGTTCAGTCATTCTTAGTCCTCGAAAGTAAGGTTTTCCTCGAAATTCGCTTCCTCAGTCTCCTCTCGGACGAGTTTGCCGTCCTCGGAGACGCTATACTCGGAGCTGTCCGTTTTGTCCATTGTATCGTGTTCCCCCCTCGATGCGGAAAGCCCCAAGAAGAACACCACAAGTGGGGCAATTCCCGCCGTCAGGAGCGTTATATCCGCAATTATAGCAATTCATAGGTAATTCACCGCCTCACCAGCAGAGCTGAACCGCCGAGTTCAGCCATCGTCATCGAATATGTCGTCGTCGGGGTCGAACGACGGCTCCTCGCCATCCTCTCCCCCACCGAGAACAGCCTCCGCCGCAACTGCGGCGAGCTGTTCCGTCGCGCTCGCGGTCTTCTCGTCCGTGTTCATCTTGGACGCCTCCTTCGGGGTCAGCCCAAGCTCCTTCATAATGTCGAGAATGAGCTTCTGCTTGAGGCGGAGGTCTTCGCTCAGACCGTGAGCATCCGTAATAACGCGAAGGTTCCCGTTTTCGTCGTACACTTCCTGTCTGTCCATCTCACCCTCGTCGAGGATGTATTTGGACGACCGGGCTACGCGAACACGCGCAATCGCCGCCTGCTCAAGCAGGTCGTATCGAGCGGGGTCTTCGTCCTTGGACGGCCAGCCGTATGCGTCAGCCCACGACATGATGAAGTCGTAGAGCCGCTGGTCGTCGTCGGTGAAAACCTCCTCTAAGTGTTCGTCAGTAGCGTACATTCCGTGTTTGATTGCCGCGAGAAGTTCGAGATTGTCGTTGTTGCCGTTCGCGTTTTGGTTCGCGCCGTGAAATCGGCATGAATGAGCGTGCCCACCATCATCGAGGCGGGCTACTCGGTTTGAACAGTATCGTGTTGGCCCATCGTAATCCTCGGGTTGCTTACCAATCCGAGTAAGGCAGTAGGCTGTGTCGAAGGGAATCCCCTTCTCGGCTTTCGGCGTCTGCTGATACTCGAACTTGAGTTCAGCGAGTTCCTGAACCGTGTAGCCTGTTACCTCTGCCTGAGCCATTGTGATTTACTAAAAGTGATTCACCGCATCGAGTCGTTTTCTCTACTCCGAAGTTAGAAAGAGTAGAACTCGGGTTAGAAGAAAAAGTGAAAAGACCCGAGTAAAACCGACAGAAAACAGAACCAGAGAGAAGATTCTGAGTCACCAGCTCAGAAATCCAGAGAAGATGCCACCGTAGGAGGTCTTCGTCGTCGCTTCACTCCTACACTCCTATTAATGGTAAAGGGTTTATATAGGATGGGGGGTCTTCAAATACTACCTCTCGGGAATACTGACACATTACCGGGAGATATTCCTGCGGTATCTCCTACTTGTTATCTAACCTCAGAAAATCTATGAGTCTGAGTACCATCCTAAGAAGAAGTGCGAGCGATAAGTCTTAATACCCATCTTGATTGCTATTTAGATATGCCTGACCCGGTACACAGCCACCATGTTGCCGTTGATGTAGAACATGATTTGCTAAGCCGGGGAGCGCACGACGCGAGAGGGCCGGGTTCACTCTCAGTCTCCGTAATCCAAGAACTCGCTGACCTACTCGACGTAGACCCCGTTGCGACTCCCCTTCATCTGGAAGAATCCATCGACTCGGATTGGCTCGACCAGCTCCCCAACCGAGACACCACGCACGGCTGTAACAACGTCGGAGTTGCCTTCCACTACGGCGACTACAAAGTGTTCTGTTGCTCGTGCGGCAAAATCGCAATCTACGGCGACCTCCAAGCACACGAGCGAGGCGAGATGGAGACTCCCCACTCGATGCGTTCCACCACTCCCGAGCCGTCCACGCTGGAAATCCCCGAACACACACGCAAGGCCCGTCCAGATGGGGGCCGTACACAACTCGAAGAACCAGATGAGTTCTCCCACGAGAAAGGAGAACACCTGCTCGTCGGAGCTGGCCTCACCCTCGCCAAAGCCGTCACCGAGGTCGTCACCATCGTCCCACCAGTCCTCTGAAAAACCGATTTTTCTGACCTCAGAGGTGAAAATTCTGAGGGGGACTTACTAAACTGCGTGTGCGGAAAGACACTTAATGTTCTAACCGGCCCCCGTCCCGGCCCGTCGTGGGGGCTTGTACCCTCGGATATGTACGTTGTGGGCCGCCCCTACGCGCGTACCTGCCTGCCTGTTCGTAGCTGGTTCCCCGCCCCGTCCGTCCCGGCCCCGGCCCCCGTCCGTCCCGTCCCGGTCGCTCCGGTCGCTCCGGTCGCTCCGGCCCGTCCCGTCCGTCTCTCGATACGGCGCGGGCCGTCTCTCCCCGTCCGTCCATACGGGCCGTTATCCGGTATCTCCGGCCCCCTGAAAACGCCGGGATTGGC